CAGCTTTTAACTTTGGTAAGTTACCAACGTCTACGTAAAACACACGTCTTTCTGGAGCACGTGATATACGGTAAATAACTACCGCATCTTCAATCATCTTTAACTGGTTCGTTGGCTTAATTGCTTTGTGCAAATAAGACATCATCATACCAGTATTTTGATCTACCATTCCTGAAGAAGTGTAGATAATTGAATCTAGTGAGAGTTTAATTCCCTGTGTAGTATTCTCTTGAATACCTTTATCATTGTACAGGTAAAACTCTTCATTCTTAACTACAACATCAATTCCTTGCGGAGTTCTCTTCTTTTCAACTTTTTTAATCTTGCGAATCTTACGAGGATCCACATAACGCAATTCTTGAATACCTAACTTAGGTTGTTTTGGATCTAATAAGATATTATAATAAACTCTTCCATCAATATACCACTGACGGAAAATATCATGACCCTTGTCATCAAAGTTTAATAAACGAAGAACTTCGTCAAACTCTGTTCTAACTTTACCTTTAATTGACTCAGATAATTTAACTTTATCTAAGTTAATTTTTACAGCTTGATCATCAGGTTCAGCGATAATCGCTTCGTTTACAATATCTTCAATCGCAGCATCACAATCAGCATATAGAGAAGTTTCTCTGTAGCGACGAATAAGATCGTTTTCATTTTTAACGATCGTATCCATATCCATAACCATTCCATAATAGGAAGTGGCTGAAGTAGATACGACTGTAGAACCATCGTCAGAGATCGGAGTAACTACAGCTCCGATCTCGTTTGCTGGCTGCTTGCGTTTTATCTCAAATCCAAAAATTTGCATAATTAAAAACCCTAATTATAAAGTTAAATTGGTAGTGGGAAACTACCGATTGGTGTATCAACGGAAACATTAAGATTGATTCCACCACCCTCAGTTGCATTAGAAGTAAAGTAATTGAATTGGAACTCAACATCAAATTGTTCGATCTGATTTTGTTGGTCAAAATCTAATGCGATTGGACCAATAACTGTTGGGAATGCATCAACGAACTTATAGCTCTTGATGATTGCGCCAGAACGATCTAATTGATGAACTTGTAAATCTACTTGATAGTCACGTGGGTTTGTTCTACCATCAGTTGAACTGTAACTTTGAATACCAGATTGCCATTGTTCCATAGCATTACGGATATTGAAAGTAGTATCATTGTAAATCGATACAGTCCAAGGTGCGAAATTACGTTCACCTGCAAAGTTTACTTGGCGACCTTTATAAAGAACTTGAATGTTCTCGATAGTGGACGCTGGTAACTGAGCAGACTTACATAAGAACTGAGCACGTTGACCAGCTACGACACCTAGTGGTACGTAAGTTGGGAAGACCAATTCAACACGGAATTGATTAGGGCGAGCACCGCCACCAATCATTTGCGCTTTGAAGTCGCTAATATTTGCCATTTAAATCTCCTTTGTTCTTTCTTTATTTATTCTCTAATTAGCCACCGATCTCGCTGAAATTAATTCCAGAGCGAGCAGCAACGAAGTTAAGAGTAATAAAGTTAATTGAACGTGCTGGCTTAATAAAGATATCAGCAACGAATTCGTTACGGTCAATAACTTCGCCAGTATTGTTAGAGTCGTCACACTTAACAACGAAGTCAGTAATACCACGACGACCTTGAACATCACGTAGGAATGGCTCAACTAAGTTCTTAAATTGAGCACGAGTAAATCCATCGTTGAATTCAAACAACTGATACTTAGCAGCAGTTGCAATTGCTTTCTCAAGAACGATAAACAAACGACGCACGTTGATGCGATCGAATGCAGATGGTTTAGCCAATAGAGTCTTATCGCCGAATAGAACAGTACCATCTCCTGGGAATGTAACAACAGGGTTAATACCATTCTTGTATAAATTGTCACGATCTGTTTTATCAAGAGAAACTGCTAACTTAACTACGTTCTTGATTTGACCACGATTCAAACCACCTGGAGAGAACCATGCATCATTTGTGTAATCAGTGCGAGCGCATAGACCAGCAACGTCACCATTTAATGGAATATAACGATACTTATCGTTATAACGATCATACTGATATTTGTATCCAGAGTCAAGAACTGCGTAAGAAGTACTAGTTAATGCATTGCGGTAAGTAATAATTTTTTGTACAGCTTGATCACCACTGTTTGATGTGCTGATAATGTCGCCATTATTATCTTGTGGAGAGATGAATACTACGCAATCTTTTCTAGATTCTGCAATAGCAATAATAGCATTAGCAACAGTTGTAGATGCTTTACCAGCTGGGATTAATGAAATGTCATAAGTAGCATCATCAGAGAAAAGATTCCATGCTGCAATACGTTGACCATCTGTTGGAATTAAGTTATCAACAGCACCAGCAAGAGAACGAGATACAGCTGCTGCATTAGCAAATGTAGTTCCTGCTACAGTGTTGCCCCAGTTAGTTGAACCAGTTGGATGATCCATCCACCAGACATACTGTGAGCGAGAATTGATTACGTCTTTATAATAGTTATTGGTTCCATCAAATTTCTTAGCGTCTCCTGCTTTTGACACATAAGCAAATTTTTCTAAAATAGTTCCTGGAACACCAGTCCATAAACCATCTTCATCGATAACGATTACATGAAGTTCATCGTTTGAACCACCAACTGAAGCTGCTGCATCAGAAGTACCTGGAGCAGTATCAAATTCAGCTTTATATGTCCAAGTAGCAAAACTTGAAGAATCTGCAAGAGAAACTAGTAGAGAGTTACCCAAAGTTCCTGGATACTTTGCAGCGAATTCACCGAATGTTCCTGCGCCATTAGCGTAAGTCACTAAGTAATCGTCTTCGTTATTAATTTTAACGCCACCAATTGTAACAACTGAATTGGCAGTTGCGCCAGAGCCACCACCACCAGTGATAGTTACTGTAGGTGCAGTAGTATATCCTGATCCACTGTTAGTAATCGTTATACTTGCAATTGTTGTTGTGGACAATGTAATTGTTCCAACTGTTGCACCAGTACCAGTACCACTAATAATTGCTGTTGGTGCAGTAGTATATCCTGAACCACCATTGGTAACTGTAATTCCAGTGACAACTCCACCAGAAACAACTACTGTTCCAGTTGCTGCTGTTCCACCAACAGTTGTTGGTGCTGTAAACGTAACGGTAGGTGTTCCAGTATAACCAGCACCACCAGCAGAAACAGTCGCAGCAGTAACATTTCTACCAGCTAAAACAGCTACTGCAGTAGCTTGAAAACCATCAGCAACTTGTGGTGCACCGATAGTAACAGTAGGTACAGCAGTATAACCAGTACCAGCAGCTGTTACAGGAATTGCAGTAACTAGACCAGATGGGTTAGCTACAGCATTGCGATGAGTGATTGTATCTGCACGAACAACCAAAAGGTTATTAGTGTAAGATAAGAAGTTTGCTGCTGTAAAAAATGATGCAGAGCTATCTACGTTTGGTTTTCCGAAACGACGAACAAGTTCGGTTTCAGAAGAAATGGTTACAGGTTGTAAAACTGGACCCCACTGGAACACTCCAGCAAAAGCACCAGCAGAAGTCGAAACTGCTGGAACAATAGAGGTAAAGTCTTTTTCTACAACTGCAACGCCAGGACTTAATTGAAAAGGCATTGTAATTCTCCTTATTACATGTTATTCTGTTTTGCTTCGAGGAGCACTTGAAAGCACTAATTTATTTATTGAAACCGCAATTTCAAAAGTTTAATAGTGGTTTCTCTCTTGTATCCCCATTATCATAAAAGCCAAATGGGGTAAGTTCTTCTTCCATCGCTTTAATCTTTTTCTCATACATAATTTGTCTTAGGTTTACATTATTTAGGTCTTTAAAATAACTCGTAGAAGTTAGCCAAGAAAACAGAACCAAAGACATAACCATATCATCATGATACCCCTCATCTGCTTCATAAGAATTGCGTTTTTCAATAAAAGTTGAAATTTCTGATATAATATCTGCGTCTTCGATAATTAACTTATTTTCCTCTAATAACGCTTTGAAATTATGACAACCAGTTCTTTTAACCTTTTTATCTGTATTTACGCCTAATTGAGTCTGTCCGCCACCAAAGCCACCAGTAACAGTTTGGAACCCTGTGCTTCTATTCACAAAGACTAAATTTTCATATTCTAATTCATGATGTAAAATGTATGGAACCTGTTCGCTAGAGTTAATTTCAACTAAAACGAATGCTTGATTAAATTGAGTAGCCACGTGATAAATTACACTAGGATACATCAATGGACTAATATCATTTCTTCGATATTTACCGATAAGTCTATAAGGAACTTCCGTGATATCGACAATAGTGAAAGCAGAATAATCTCCACCAACACCTTTCGCTGTATCCGCTACCAACACATAAGTATGTCCTTCTTGCGGATTTTCATATAGATCTAAACCATCTTTGCTGAATATAGGAACTGCAACAGACATCTTTGCAATCACATCAGCATTGACTAAAGTTAAACTAGAACCTAAGAACTTACATAAAACTTCTTGGTTATATTTTAACTCGCCGAGCATGGCTTTTTGCTCAGCTGCCCATTTATCATCACGTCCTGGAATTTTCCAGTAAGGAATGAATAATGGAACAAATCCGTTTCTACCTTTCTCAGCATCATTCCAGAACTTCCAGAAATGATTGTAACCGAGTGGTGTAGAACTTAAAAGAATCTTGGTAGTTTCACCAGCAGAAATAGTTGGGTAAACTGATGTAAAGAATTCTTCGGCAACTGTATTTGGAATAATCGCAGTTTCGTCAACGTACAGTAAGTTAACAGATTTACCACGAATACCAGAAGCAGATGTTGCAGCAGTAAATACTTTACTACCATTTTCTAATTCAATGTCACCCTTATTCCAAGTGGTAACACCTTGTTGCAACCAGAGTGGTAATCCTTCATACATTAACTGATAACGAGATAAAACTTCTCGAGCAGCAGTTGCTTTGTTTGCAAGAATAGCAACTGTCTTGTTATCTTGAAATAATGTATACCACAAAATATATGCAGCGGAAGTAGTTGTTTTACCCTGCTGTCTTCCTTCCATAAGAATCACTCTGCGATTCTCATGAATAACTTTAACTTTTTCTTTTTGACAATCGTATAATTTAAAGGGAATTAAACCCTTATCAAGAGAAACAATCTGACAGTAGTTCTCTATAAAATAAATTGGATCATCACGACACTTTAAATACTCTTGAACATTCTCTGGAGTGAATTGAACTGTTACTCCAGCAGCTTTTAAGTTCGCATTAGCATTATATATTTTAACCATTTTTAGAAATTATCTTCCCAATTTTCCTGGCTAACTGTTGCAGTCGCTGAATCTCCTTCTGCAACGTAGACTCTGTTCGGATTACTGAAGTCTTCATTTTGCCCAACATTGGCATTAACTTGAGTAATAACTCCTTGACCAGAAACAGGACCAAAAAGGCTAGTCTTTAATGTAAAGTTTAAAGTATGTGTTACAAAACGACGAGTCTGAAAATCTCCATCATAATCATCTTGAACAGAAACGCTATTTAAAATGATAGGAACATCTAAAACAATATTCATATCCTGAACAGTTTTAACTGCTAGCGTATATTCAGGTGTAAATGTTGGAAGAATCTGCTCAATAATTTGTAAACCATCTTCTTGGGTTTTCGTCAACACATACAATGATATATCTATATTATATGGCACAGGAGTATAAACATAACTCATCGATTCCAAACCTGAACCACATGTAATTTTTTGCATACGGTTAATTTTTCTAACCGAATCATAAGTATACCCAGTAATCTCGAAAGACATACGTGGTAATGTAGTATATGTATTGTTTGATAATTCTGGATCTTGTTCTATACGAACTAACCATTTTTCCTTTGGAGCATACGCCAGAGGAACCTGTAATCTTTGAACAGTTGTTCCAGTAACAGAATCACCTTGTTTACGATCGATATAAATGTCGCTAAACAAACGTCCAAAAGCTACAATACTTTTGCGAATAATTCCGTGATAATATACACTTCCACTTAACATTATTGAACCTCGCCAAATGGATTCGTTTCAGAAAATAATATATCTGATGCTTCTTCTTTAAATGTATTATTGTCGCCGAATGAATCTGGTTTATCAATATCTGCTTCAACAACAGCAGTTGCTATGGCACCTGTTCCAGTTGGTCCAGAAATTGTTAAAGTTGGAGCTGAATTATATCCAGTTCCAGCATCAATAATATTTACGCCAGTAACTTTATTATTAGTTACAATTGCTGACAATTTAGCACCTTTACCTCCACCACCTGTAACAATAACATCTGGAATTGTTGTATATCCAGTTCCTTGATTTGTTATGTTTACTTTAACAATACTTCCAGATTCAGTTCTAGTAATGTTAGTTGTAAATGTTTTTAGTGTTTCAAATGCATCAATCGGTTTAACTCCAGTATCAATACGTTCAGAACTATATTGGAACAATTCAACTTGTAATTTGTAAACATACAGTTTACCAAGCTGATAGAATGGATCTTGGTGTTGAACAAACTTAACTTCGAACAATCCTTTTGATAATGGGAAATAAATTAAGTCTCCCTCGCATGGACGAGATGGAATAGTGGTTACACCATAACGACCAATAAATTGTTCCCAGCGACGTCTCGCAACTACTAGGGTTGCAGACTGTTCCATCATTAAACCAAATTTCTGAATAAACGCACCTTGACCACCAAAGTTGTCTATGTTTTCAAAATACATTTCTACAGGAAATGCACTTTTAAATTCTGATAGGCGATCTTCGCCCAATACGTTATCTTTTGAAACTAGAGTTCTTGGAATATAATAAACCTCTTGCCCATAAATGCGCAGAGACTCGATGATCAGATCTTCTACAAGATACTGCTCATTTTTTGTTCCATGAGAAAAATAAACATTAGTTGTAGTCATGTTATCCTAGGAAGAAATCGAGTGGAGCAGATTTATTTTGCAATTCGTCTTCTAACTCTTTAATTTCTCCTACTGCTTCGTCATACAATTTATCGCCATCCAAAGTGACTCCACCTGGAAGCTGAATTCCTGAAAACTTTTTGATGTTTGTTGCCCATTGCTTTTTAAATAGCGCAGTAACATATTTCTTTAACCAAGATTCATTCCATGCTCTTGAAAATTCAGTTGGATCTAAAGCACGATACGCTTCGCAAACAATAATGTTTCCTACCTTTACATCCTCACCCCATTTTAAATCTATATTTAATCTATTTTGTAAACGATTAAATCTAAACATCTGTGGACCATTTAGTTCCATATCAAGTAAAGCGATATGAGACATTACGGTTTTGTAATAAATCATTGAGGTTGAAGTTAGATCATATAAATCATGTAAACGAAGTTGATATTGAACATCAAAAAGACTTTTAGAAGAGGATGTCTGTGATACAGGAATCACACGTGTGATTCCATAAACTGCATCTGCAATAGGAATGTATTTGTTTGTAATATCGGTTGAAGTGACAGTATGTTTTAGATAAACTCGTTCAATACCTTCATAATGATATAACTTCCAATATTCTAATGCTTCATCGATGCGATCTTCTAGTTGGTCTTCGTCTACGTTTATTTCAAGCACAGGTGCACCAAGTGCTCTTAGTGCATACTCTTTAAGTCCTTGTCTTGATGTTACAATAGCCATAATTTTCTCTTATGTAAATTTTGGTCCTTCGAACCACCCAACTAAACTATATCGTTTTCCTTTTGTTACAGGAGTTAACCTATGGTAAATAAAAGAAGGAAATGTTAACATAGTTCCTTGGTTTTTAATTTTTTCTGGAGGAGATTCAGAAACATTTTCTAAAATTAAATCTCCACCCTCGTATGTCGTTTCGTCAGATAACTGAATAATGCTAGTCAACTTTCTATGATTTGAAGAAGAGTTAATCCAGAATACATCTTGATGCGATTTGTATTCACCTTGATAACTTTCATCATATTCAGTAAACTGCAAATATGGAAGGCTATTGATATTAAAACCAAACCAATCTTTATTAACTGATAAAGCAAATCTCCAATAATCATCAAATAGAAATTGAAAATCTGTATTATCAGGTTTTATCCAACGAATATCGCTTCTTCTATACTTATCATCAGTCACTTTACCTTCATACCCTAATGTAGGTTTTTCAGGTTCAATTTTTAATGCATTTTGTATAATATAATCGCAAACTTTTTTGGTATAAAAGTTCTCATTATAAACCCATTCACCTCTCATAATATATACTTTCAAATGTATTTATATTAACTGACTTGTGTTATTTCCAAAACGAATGATCCAGGATGGTTAACAATTGCTAATGGTAATGCATATCCAGCATTTTCTGCATCTACCTCAACAATAACAAACTCACCTTCGGGGATATTACCTCCAACAACTTTACAATTAAATTTTAGCATTGACAATCTCCTTTAATTCTTCAATTTGTTTTTGTTGCTCTTTAATAGCTTCAATTAAAAGAGGAACAAGTTTTTCATACTTAACTGTTAAGAAATTCTGACCAGATTTAGATACTGCTTTTCCTTCAACGTAATCATAGTCAAATGGGGCTTGAGTGACTGCTTCTGGAAGAACTTTTTGAATTTGTTGAGCAAGAACTCCAACTTCATGTTTCTCTGATGGTACGAATCCATAATCTTTAGTTTTATCCATCCAATCGAATGTTACCCCATCAATAGATAAAACTTTATTTAATGCGTTTGGAATCTTTAAAACATTTTCTTTTAGACGTTCATCAGAAGCATTAGCGTATATTGCATAATATGCTCTGGTATTATTATCACCATCATTCACTGAAAATGTTTGTGTCGCCCAATCTGAGTTATTATAGAATCTTATGCCGTTATAACCAGAACTCGCACCAATCTTAATACCAGTGTGGTAACCGATACATAAGTCTGGATATGGGTGAGTCCAAGAACCACCTTGTTGATAAATAGCATACGAATCAAACACCGATCCATTACCAGAGTCACCACCAACACCAGTGAATCTCAAAGACTTTAATGTTCTATCGGTATTATCAACTGATCCAGCAGCACCTGTTGGACCTGTTGGACCTGCTGGACCTGTTGGACCTGTTGGACCAGGAGATCCGTTAGTACCTGCAGTACCAGTTGGACCAGTTGGACCAGTTGGACCTGTTGGACCTGTTGGACCAGTTGGACCTTGTGGTACAGTAAAGTTTAAAATCGCAGCACTTGTTGTTCCGCTGTTTGTTACTGCAGCTGGACCTGTAGTTGTCGTTCCTACAGTAACTGTTGCAGCAGTTCCTGTTGGACCAGTTGGACCAGGAGATCCGTTAGTACCTGCAGTACCAGTTGGACCAGTTGGACCAGTTGGACCAGTTGGACCAGTTGGACCAGTAATACCAGAAGTGTTTGTCCACTTACCAGTTGTAGAATTATAAACTAATAGCTGATTATTTGCTGGAGAAGTAATAGCAACATCGGTATGACCAGTTGCCAATGATAAAGATATATCAGCAGAACCATTAAATGAAACACCAGCAATATTTCTTGCTGTTGCAAGAGTTGTTGCAGTAGATGCATTACCAGTTAATGCGCCAACGAAAGAAGTAGAAGTAACCGATGTTAAACCAGCTAGAGTTGTTGAAGAAGCACCTAAAGCAATCGCAGTAGTACCAACAGTTACAGAACTACTTGCCAGAGCAGAGTTAGGAATGGCACTTAATCTTGCATTAGGTAATGTTCCACTAGTAATATTTGCAGCGTTTGTTGTATCTGTTGTAGCAGATGCTGCCAAACCAGTAATCTTAGATGTATCAATGGAACCTGCCAACATTGTATTGGTTACAGAACCAGTATCACCTGTTGTTACAACAGTTCCAGATGTAGCAGGGAAAACAATAGTAGTTGTTCCAGCTGTAGCAGTTGCTTCTAATCTAACAGTTCCAGATGTTGACCCAGCAAGGACTAAATCTTTACCCGCTGCTAATGCTATATCTTCAGATGATGTCCAAGCACCAGTAGCGTTTACCCAGTTAAAGGTTTTATCTGTAGCACCCTTAAGAGTGATACCACCACCATCTGCAGTTGCATTTGATGGGCTAGCGATAGAACCCAATTCAATATTTTTATCGTCAACAGTTAGTGTTGTTGAGTTAACAGTAGTTGTGGTTCCATTAACAGTTAAGTCACCAGTAACTGTTAAATTGCCACCAACAGATCCATTACCAGTTGTAGTAACAGCAGCGAATGTTGGGGAAGCTGTGGTTGCAATATCTTGAACAGTGCTGATAACACCAGTAGAACTGTTATAAGAAATGCCAGTACCAGCTGAGTTTGATGCTCTTGCACGAGCATCTGTGTAATATAAGTTAGTACCTTCAGCAATATCGGTAGTTGTAGCAGAAGCACCTACAGTGGCACGACCTTTAGCATCAACTGTAATCTTAGTATAAGTGCCAGCAGTAACACCTGAGGATGCCAGAGTTAATGCAGTAGAAGTTCCTGTTGTACCTGATCCAGTAACATCACCAGTGAAAGTTAAAGCACCAGAGATTGTTGCTGTGGATGCTGCAGTAATTCGTCCTTGTGCATCAATAGTTAAAACTGGAACTGCTGTAGAAGAACCATAAGAACTAGCAGTAACACCAGTGCTTGTAAGTGCGATTGTTACAGCAGAAGAACCATTATATGAAGTTCCACTTAAACCAGTTCCAATCGTTAATGCGTTTAAGTTACTACCAAGAGCAACACCAGATATGGTTGAATTGGTTAACGCAGAGTTTGGGATGTTTGTTAGAGTGTTGGTAGATCCACTAATACTTTTATTAGTTAAAGTATCAGTTGTTGCTCTACCAAGTAGAGTATCAGTTGCTGCTGGAAGTGTTAATGTACCAGATGCAGTGGCTGCAGCGTTTAGTGTAGTTATTCCTGATGATGAACCAGAAACCTGCACATTTGGTGCGATTAGACCATTTTTTACTATGAATTCGTTTGCCATCCCGTTTCCCTATCCACGAGTTAATTTGAAATTATACAACTATTGTCGTTCTTGTTATATTTATTGTTGCAGCTGTTGCAGAATTCATTGTTACCAATAAACGCACATTACCTGCACTAATATCTGTTGCAAAAGTTCCTAGAATGCCATTGGTGTTCATAACAGCATAATTGGTTAATGTAGTGGTTGTTCCGTTATGTATAACTAGAATTTCTTCAACTTGGTAATTTGATCCTTGTGTAATTTGAATAACATACTTAGCTGAACGATAAGTCGCTGCTGCGAATGTATCGACTGCAGTCTGAGTAATTGTTGCAACTGATGCTTGAGCAACTGCATTATTGGCGATGCTAGTAGAACCAGTCTTTTGATCAAATCCACCCAATGATTTGTTGGTAAGAGTTTGAGTACCAGTTAAAGTAGCAACAGTAGAATCGATTGCTATAGTGACAGCTGAAGAACCATTGAATGAAGTTCCAGAAAGACCAGTACCAATTGTTAATCCGTTAGTGGTATTGGCAGTGATTGTAATTGCAGCACTACCATCAAAGTTTACGCCATTGATTGCTCTTGCTGTTGCAAGAGTTGTTGCAGTAGAAGCATTACCAGTTAAAGCACCAACAAAAGATGTTGATGTAACAGAAGTTAAACCAGCAAGTGTAGTACTTGAAGCACCCAGAGAAATAGCAGTATTGCCAACAGTAATAGAACTATTCGCTAAGTTTGCATTAGTGATACCAGCAGAACCAGAAAGGTTTGCGTTGGTTAATCCGCTAATAGTATTTGAACCAGCAGCGATTGTTTTATTTGTTAGTGTTTCTGTACCAGCTAAAGTAGAAAGAGTTCCAGTAGTTGGTAGTGTTACTGTAGTATTGGCTGTTGCAGTTAATGTAGTATTAAATGCACCAGAAGTTGTTAAGTTACCACCAAGAGTGATAGTCTTAGTTCCGTTGTTAACACCAGTGCCACCATAAGTTGGACTAACGATAGTACCTTGCCAAGTACCAGTAGCAATAGTACCAACCGATGTTAACGAAGAATTAATAACACCAGAACCTAATGTTGTGGATGATAAAACAGAAGTTCCATTAATTTCAAACGATTTACCCGTAGCAAGGTTAAAATCTTCAGAAGAAGTCCAACCGATTGAAGACCAACTGATAGTCTTATCTGTAGTACCCTTAAGAGTAATACCACCACCATTGGCTGTAATATCAGTTGGTGTAGCTACAGAACCTAATTCGATATTAATATCATCAACTGTTATTGTAGTAGAGTTAACAGTAGTTGTAGTTCCATTGACAATGAAATCACCAGTAACTGTTAAGTTACCACCAACTGTTGCATTCCCAGTTGTTCCAATCGCTGCAAAATTTGCAGTACCAGTAAATGTTGGCGATGCGCTGAATACTACAGAGCCAGAACCAGTTTCATCAGTTAATGCTGCAGCTAAATTTGCAGAAGATGGTGTAGCTAAAAAAGTAGCGACGCCAGTACCTAAACCAGAGATACCAGTTGAAACTGGTAAGCCAGTAGCGTTTGTCAATGTAACAGACTGCGGAGTTCCAAGAATTGGAGTTACAAGAGTAGGGCTAGTATTAAATACCAAAACACCAGAACCAGTTTCGTCAGAAACAGCAGCAAGAATTTGTGCACTAGTTGCAGTTAGTGTATTATTTGCTAAATTGATTGTCTTGTTTGTTAATGTTTCTGACCCACTTAAAGTGGCAAAAGTTTGGGAAGAAGCTACAGGAATAGTTGCAGTATTCGCACCGATACCAATTTGAATGTTGCTTGCGTTAACTGAGATGCTCGCAGTACCAACAAAAATTGTGTTTCCAGAAACATAAAGAGAGTTCCATCTCTTAGTTGCAGAACCTAAGTTATATGTTACATCTGTTTCTGGAATAATATCACGAACTGCAGAAATACCATTTCCTGTAAGATCTAAGTTATCTCCAGAAGGTAATTCTTTTATTCGTTTCGATGTTGAATCGATAATTAAAGGAATTCTATTTGCCATGGTTTATCCTGTTACATTAATAGTTTGTGTTCTCGTGTCAACAAATCCAACTGGAGTTCTAAATGTTTGATTGTCGAAATCTAAATAATTCTGCAAAAGCGAAGTTAGCTTTGCTTGTACTTCACCAACTCTACTTAATATATTAAAATACATTATATCAGCTGGATCAGAGCCAGCTGCGCTCGTCCACTCAACACCAGTTCCAGTAGACTGAAGAATTTGTCCAGCAGTTCCTACTCCACCACCTGCTGTTAAAGTTCCAGTGATTATTAAATTATTTACTGTAGCATTATTTATCGTTGGGCTTGTTAGTGTTTTATTTGTAAGCGTCTGTGAATCTGTAGTACCAACAACAGTTCCAGAAGGTAGAGTTTTACCCAATACTTGACTAGATGTCAATACATCTGAACCATTAATTTTAAATGTTTTACCAGATGCTAAATCTAAATTCTCTGAAGAAGTCCAAGATGCAGTAGAAGAAACCCAGTTAAAGGTCTTGTCAGTGCTACCTTTTAATGTAATACCACCACCATTGGCAGTAATATCTGTTGGGGTAGCTACAGATCCCAACTCAATATTTTTATCGTCAACTGTTATTGTAGTAGAGTTAACAGTAGTAGTTGTTCCGTTAACAACTAAATCGCCACCAACTGTTAAAGTTCCAGTAGTTGATAATCCAGCGAATGTTGGTGAAGCAGTTGTCGCAATATCTTGAACAGTGCTAATAACACCAGTAGTACTATTATAAGAAATACCAGTACCAGCTGATTGAGCTGCTCTTGCTCTTGCATTAGTATAGTAAAGGTTCGTTCCTTCAGTAATAGCAGTAGTAGTAATTGATCCAGAACTACCTAAACTGATGGAAGTACCATTAATAGTTATTGCAGAATTTGCTAAGTTTGAGTTTGCTAGTGGAGTTGAATATGTCCAAGTTCCATTTGCTGTTACAGTAGTTCCAAATGTGGAACCGATAGCCATTGTAGTTGTTGAACCAGTAAGACCACCAGTACCAATATTAACTGTTTTAGTAGAAGCCGAAACTGTTGCTCCACTAGCAAGTTCTGTTGTTCCTGTAGCAGTAGAGTTACCAAAATAATTCGTTGCGCTAGAAAAAGTTACACCACCACTAAAAGTTCCACCAGCTGCACCAATTAATGTAGTGCTTGCATTTGGAAGAGTATATGTTCTAGTTGTGGCAGTTGTAATACCAGACAAAGAAAATACTGCTTGTTTAGTTGTATCAGTTGCGTCTTGAAGTGTAAACAACGACGATTTAGTGACATAACTATTAGTATTATCGTGAGTCTTATTGGTTAATGTCTGAGTACCAGTTAATGTCGCAACAACGGAAGTATCGATTGCGATAGTACCAGAAGTTGTAATTGTTCCACCAGTTAAACCAGTACCAGCAGTAATCGAAGTTAATGTACCACCGCCAGATGTTGATATAAGATTAGTGCCTACACCTGCACTTGCAGCTGATAAGTCAATATATGCGCCACGAGCATCACCACCTTGTACAAAAAATCTTAATCTATTTTGCCATACATCAATCGTGACTCCAGCAGCTATCGTGGCGTTTGGTGGCTTTGCTAAATTTATCTGTCCACCCTCGTCACCACTTGCCAGAGTTGAAGTTAATTCTGAACCACTAACAATTCCAGAAGCAGTTATTGTACTACTCGCTGTTAAAGTGGTGAAAGAACCTGCAGCTGGAGTTGAACCACCAATTATGGTGTTGTTGATCGTACCACCAGTTAAAGTTGGTGATGTGAGGGTTTTGTTGGTGAGGGTTTGTGTACCAGTTAAGGTAACGAGCGAAGAGTCGTTTGTGAAGGATTGAATTGCATTTGACGAATTTTTGAAATACAGTTTACCATCAGCATAGTTTAATGCCAATTCACCGTAATCCAAATCAGTTGATAGCGGAATTTTTGCCGCAACTGAAGACTTCTTCAGTAAGACTTTATTAGCCATTCAAATCCTTAAAAAAGGTAATAGGGTAGTAACAACTACCCTTATGATACTATTTAGTAAGTTCCACCATCGATGTTAAATCCATCAAGAGTCGAAGTTGAAGCACCCGCACCAGTAATGTTTGTACCAACATATACTGCTTTAGCAACTGCCAAGCCACCAGACATAACAACTCCAGCAGCAGTAGTGCTGGTTGCATCAGTTGTGTTTGATAAAGTGATTACACCTGACAATGTTGCATTTCCAGTGAATGTTCCAGAAATAGCACCAGAGTTGATTGTTGGTGATGTTAAAGTCTTGTTGGTAAATGTTTCAGTACCAGCTAATGTCGCAAGAGTTCCAGAAGTTGGAAGAGTGACAGAAGTTGTGCCAGTTGCAGTAAGAGTAGTGTTAAACGCACCACTAGTAGTTAAGTTACCACCAAGAGTAATTGTCTTACCTGAGTTGTTTACACCAGTACCACCATATTGACCAGCAACAATAGTACCCTGCCAAGTACCAGTACTAATAGTACCCAGAGTTGTAATAGACGCTTGACCAACATAGTTTGCAGAAATGTCAATATTATCTGCGTTAGCATCAATTCGGTTTGCAGTACCTACAACGTCAATTTGGTTACCAGTCTTAGTTAAACCAGCACCAGCAATAATTTGACCAGCACCAGAGAACTGTACCCAGTTAATTGATGTAGTACCAATTGTAACTGCTCCGTCTGTAGTACAAACGAAACCATTATCACCATTAGTAGTACCTTCTTCAACGAAAGTAAATGCACCACCAGTAAGTTCTGTTGATGTTTCAGCGTCAATAGAACGAGTTAATACCCAGTTTGTAGAAGCTGAACCAACGTTGGTTACAGTATAGATACCATTCTGGGAAGCAGTTGCTTGGTTCTTAACTAAGACACGATCTCCGACTGCTAGTACAATAGAGTCGATAGTTATTGCAGCTTGTGTTCCAGCATTGGTTAATGTTGCTCCGACACCAGAAGATCCGTTAGAGTAAGTAACAGTTAATGCAGCAGTTGTAGCGACACGAACTGAATCCTTTGGATCTAAACCAGTCTTAACAGCATCAACATAGTTCTTAGTTGCAGCGTCTGTAGCTTGAGTTGGTTCAGCAACGTTGGTAATACGCTTACTTGCAACGTCAACAGTACCAGTACCTTGTGGGACAAGGTTAATATTTGTATTTGTTCCACCAGCAGTTACACTAACAGAACCAGTTGCAGTAATACCTCCGTTGGCATTAATAATACCAGTAATCGTTGCAGCACCAGTTACGCCAAGAGTACCTGATAGAGTAGTATTACCTGTTACACCTAAAGTGCCACCAACTGTAGCATTATTGGTAATCGCAACAGTAGTATTGCGGATAGTAGCAGTACCACTTGTAGCACCAAGTGTTAGAGAAGTCGCTGCGCCACCAATATTTAAAGTAGTCGCAGTAGTATTAATTAAGTTAAATGTTGTAGCGGTGGTAGTAATATCACCACCATTAACTGCCAAGTCGCCTGTTAAAGTTGTATCGCCAGTAACACCTAAAGTGCCAGCTACAGCTGTATTACCTGTTAAAGCTGCAACAGTAAACTTGTTGGTAGCAACTGAGAAATCTCCAACTACGTTAGCTGTAGAAGAAAGAGTAGTAGCACCAGTTACACCAAGAGTACCAGATAGAGTTGTATTACCTGTTACACCTAAAGTACCAGCAATAGAAGTATTACCAGATGATGCGATAACACTGAATTTGTTAGTGTTTACGTTTAAGTTGCCAGTTACATCTAATGTGCTCGATAGAGTTGTAGCACCAGTAACACCAAGAGTAGAACTTAGAGTAGTTGCTCCAGTAACACCAAGAGTAGAACTTAATGTTGTAGCACCAGTAACACCCAATGTTCCAGCAACAGAAGTATTACCAGTCGCAGAAGCAACAGTAAACTTATTAGTGTTTACAGAAAGGTCGCCAGTAACACCAAGAGTAGAACTTAATGTTGTAGCACCAGTAACACCAAGAGTAGAACTTAGAGTAGCTGCGCCAGTAATAGTTGTAGCACCAGTAACACTCAATGTTCCAGCGATAGTGGTATTACCACTTGAAGTATCTACTTGGAATTTTGTTACTGGAGTTGCTGCGCCATCGGTAATTGTGAAGTATTCAGTTGCAGCAGTTGTAGATCCAGATAATGTTAAACCATTATTGAATTGTACGCTACCGATATTTAAATCAGTACCTGCGATGCTAAGGTTGCCACCAACATATAAATTACCTGCGATACCAACGCCACCAGCTACGGTCAACGCACCAGTAGTAGTGCTAGTTGAAGCAGTAGTTTGTAGAACTGCTAATTTAGTTTGATCTAATGTAGCTACTTGAACAGCAGTGACGTTATTACTTGCGTAGAATCTTAATGTATCGTCAGAAGCACCTGGAGAAGTTTCAGCGATAATATATGTTAAACCATCAACAGATTTAACACCACCAAGTGAACCCCAGTTAGTTCCGTTGTAACCTTCGAAAGAAGATTTATCAGTATTGTAACGAACAGTACCTTGGATTGCTGGACCTGCTTGAGCAGTCGTACCAACAGGAAGGATAAAACCATTAGTACCAACGACCTGAACATAGCCAGTGCCAGCTGGGTCTAATAAAATATTACCATTAGTATCAGTGGAACTAATAGTATTTGTACTACCAGTAAGAGTTAAATTTCCTACGTTAATTACATCAATTTTATTGCTGGAATCAGTAATAAGTGCAGAACTTGCAGTTAAAGTTCCTGGAGTATGATCCATCATATCGGTAAAATACTTACCACCGATAATTACGTGGTTCGCAGCATTACCTGAGGTTTCTGTACCCATACCTATGTATAGGCGATCACCACCATTCGATACTGTTCCTGCTAAGGCAGAGTATGCTAGTTCACCAGCACCCAGCGTTGCTGGATTTCCGTTTGTAGACGAGCGTTTAATTCTGATTATAGATGCCATCTTTTATGTCTCCGATTAAAATTCTCCACCTTCCATGTTCTGCTTATCCAACATCGTGGAAGCAGTCCATTTGGAGGTGGTATTTTTGTAAATTAGTAATGCCCCATCAGTCAACGTCTGCAAATCTACATCTAACATATTTTCGATTGTATTTGGTGGTACCGATGTAGATGATGCTGTAACTGTTGTTCCAGAGTCTAATGATGATCCATACGGATCGTCTACTGTAGCGATAATATCTGCCATTTTAGATCTTCGTGATTTCTGGGTTTATTAAAACTATACCTTCAACGACTCTAGTTCTCTCCCCTGTTGGAGATAGAATTTCAACATCATAAAGATATTTACCTGCAGGGATGACTCTTGATTGTTCAGAAGTTAGTTCAAGTCTAACCCTACCTTGAGTCGGATTACTTATAGAAGTTGTGAAGTTAAATCCAGTCGAAGACTGATATGACTTTCTCATCTGAGAAGCAACAGTAAAACCAGTTAAGTCCAGAGCATTCCCATCGGAATTAGCAACTGTGACGTGAGTTCTGTAAAACGAACCCTGATCTACGTATAAGTTTGTAACTGTAGCCACTTAATTTTTCTCCCAATATACATGTTTATTTATTCTATTTGAAAACGCTAAATACAAGACGGGTGTATAAATACCTTTGAGCGAAAGCTGAAATTTAATTAACTTATGGAGATAAAATGCAAGAAAATCAACAACCCCAGACTGAAGTTTCTACAAGTCAAGAAACTTCTATTGAAGTGACAAAAACATTCGAAAAATCACTTTTCCCAACACCTTTGCGCTGTTTTTCTTTTAATTTAAATGAAGAAGAACTCAATGAATTTTTAGCTATTTACAACCAGCATAATAATGAAACTGGGAATGTAAATATTATGGGTATTGACAACCCACTAGTAGAAAAATTTAGAGGGTTCGTATATAGTACTTGCAAGCAATTAGAAGAATTTGAAGATAAAGAAAATCAAGATCTAAAGAGATTGCCCGAGATCCTTGGTTCTAGCGTATTTTTCCAACAGCCACAAGAGCATGTACCATTACATTGCTATGAACACGTTCCTCTAATTTTAACATTCGTTTTGCATACAGGACAGTTCCCACCAAACACATATTTCGCTGATACAAGAGGTGGAGTCCAAACAATTCGCCAACTGGTTTCTAATGGTTTAGTTGCAACAAACTATGGAATTCGTGCTCGTGTTGGTGAAATTGTTGTCACTCCAGGATATTTGCAACGCTACGTTGAAACTAATTTATCAGACCAAGCACAAGTATTCTTAAATGTTTATGTTGGGTTTGTTAATTACTAATTAAATTTAATATTGTTTGGAGTAATCAAACTATGATCTGGCATTATAAAATACCAGTCAGCAGCTCTATTGGCCAAGTTTGATATACTCTTTGGTTTGTTCCAAGCATAGTGAGAGCACTTCCCCCACTCTTCAATTAATTCCCTCATGACCCAGCGATGGGTCAGAGGGTTTCCCTTTACTTTTGTGTATGGCTCTTTTGTTGTCATAGAATATTTTTGCATATCAGCATCATCAAAAAAATGATAAACTTTATCATAATTTTTTGTTTTGATTAAAATATCATAATATGACTGGTGCCAATCTAACATAAAAATACCAAACCAGCGTAAATCTCTAACAGTTTCTATTTTCTTTGGACTGGCTTTAAGTGCAGGTAATAAAAACTCGTGCATCTCTTCAGTCAACACAGTTTCGTAAGAATCTTCAATATCACCATTACCTCTAAGATGGTGATGAAACAATGTAGCTTTTGAATATGAAAAATCATCAACTGGTCCAAATAATTGATTACCCATAAAACCAGAGATATAGATTTGTGTATCATCTTTAAAGTATTTTCTAGATGATACTGCAAACTGATATTTGACACCCCTTGGCAGGATATATTTTTCAAATACATCACCAGACTCTACAATAGAGTTATAAGTTCCATAAACAGTAATTTGTGATGGGTCATTGCAAAATTGAAGCAGTGAAAATATTACAAGTGTACTATCAATACCACCGCTCCAAACTACCGTTATTGGTTTATTGAGTGCCAAAATTTCTTTTGCTCGTTTTTCAACGCACTCAGCAAAAGACATATTAAAATCTGGCTCAATTTTTGGTAGTGGAAATTGATTCTTTTTTATGTTAATATAATGTGGAAGGATATCCATTCTATCACATACTACATTAGTCAAATCCATTTTATATTTTCTATAAAACTGGAAAACTTTATCTGAATAATCTGGTGATAGATAAGGTTCAATACTTTTATCTCCAGCTTGTATTACTTCTGGAACATTATAGCAATTATAATATAAACATTCTTTATTCATAGTCATTGTAAAATTGATTAAAAGGAATAATTATTTTGGGGAGCCGAAGCTCCCCATCATTTGTCAAAACGCTTATTGTAACTTAATTTTCTGCACTAATCCTGGAGTGAAATAGTCTGCAAACTTTTCATAAACAGCAGAAGTAACTTCTTGGAACTTCTTCTGTTCTTCAGTAGACATACGAACAACTTCAACACCTTTTTCTTGACATTCAGCCAAGATGTTAGGAATGTCAGCTACAGATTCACGACGCTCTACACGAGCAGCATTAAATGCAGCAGTAGCTAGAATCTCTCGAGTTTCTTCGTCAAACTGAGCCATAAAGTCTTTGTTAACAATAATAGAAGTTAAGAACAAGCTATGAGCAGTGTCATTAACAACTTTAAAAGATTTATACTGATCTAGTGGGAAAATGCGAACGTAAGTTGATTCACCAGCAGCAATTTCACCTTTATCTGCATATTCATTCATTTCTTCTAGAGCGATGTGCTCTTTTGGCTCAGCACCTAGTAACTTAAATGTCTCAACAGCTACTGGAGAACGTGAAGTGCGAACAGCTTGACCTCTCCATGCTTCTACAGTATCAGCACGGAAGTTAGCTGGAACAACACGATAACCACCAGAGTAAGTGAAAGACATAGCGTGAATATTAGAATTCTTAGATACACCAGCTAACAACTCAGTACCAATTTCACCTTCTAGAACTGCATCAGCGTGATCGTGGTCACGGAATAAGAAAGGTAGATCTAAAGCATGTAGATCTTTATTATAATCAGCTAACCAAGTAGTATAGATGTGGCTCATTTCAATAGCACCAGAATCAACTAAAGTCATTAACTCATTTTTAGTGATCTTTTTGCCATCGTTATATTTTGCAGAATAATCTGACAATGATAAAACTTCAATATTGAACATTCCACCAGTCTTCTCGTTTACTTCTGTAGCGAAACGATCCGCTACTTTAAGAAACAAGCCGATAGGTTCATGTGCAATGACCCATTTAACATGTTTTGCATTCATTTTTTTCTCCTATTGGATATTTTTTGTTTTAAGATGATAGTCTAAAAATGTAGTATCTATCATCCAATACTCCACATCACCCTTTTGCACATTTCTAAGTATCGGAATCTTTTTACTGATAATCTCTTCAGTATATTTATTTAAAATTTCAATCTGTTCTTCTGTTGCATAAATTTCAAATTCTGGAACCATCATATTTATAAAATGCTGGGATTTATCTTCTTTATAGTCATAAAATGTATTATCAGAATCATAATCTATAATATCAGATATTGGGAACAAATTATAATTAGACCCATATCTTGGATATTGCTCAACCAGCCAGATTTTGCACTTCAAAAAAGACATATTACTGCAAGCCAACTGGAACTGTTACAACTGGAATACCGATTGGTTTACGAACTTTCCAGGAAGTTTCTTTACCATCAGATTTGACAAAATTAATATCAATAACTGGTATCGAAGTGATTCCTTCGTTTCTTATCTTTTCTCCTTGTACTTCTACTAGTACAAGACCTCCTGTAAGTATAAACAGAGAAGAAGCCAGCATCGCCAAGTTATAATAGAACAAGTTTTCACACGCTTGTTCCCAATACTTGTCTTCTAAGAATAAACAAGCACCTTGACATAATTGAACTACTGGGCAACTTGGACACTCACTTCTAGTACTCCAGTGGTATGAAGTAGTTAAACGAATATTATCAAAATCTTCAATGTTACCAATATGGTGTTTAGTCAAAGAAGAAGTATTTTGGCAAGTGGTTACATTACCTTTCATGTCAATCGCAATATTGTCTTCTCTATCCATACCGCATTTTTGACCAAGAGCCTCAGCAGGTCTTTGATTAATCAAACTGTCAAAAAAGTTTTTAATTTTACTATGCACAGTCCAACTAAACTCATTTCTTTGATTAATTGTTTCCCAGAAAAGGTTATGAAGAATCATCTTCTTTTCATCTGGAGTAACCAATGAATGTTTCATTCCATCATCGTCATACGGTAACAGCAATTCTTCAGTGGTAACATGAATTTCTCGCTGATCAATACCAGGTTGATCAGGGTAATCTGGATGTCTTTGGTTAATTTTATCAAGAATAAAGTTTCTTACTGCAGCTAAAGAAACATTTTCTCTTGTTAAAACTGCGTTAAAAGAAAAACGCATTTGACCCATAGTTTTTAATGCGTAAGCGATACCGAAACGCATCTTTGGATCATCCAATGGATCTGGTCCACGATTTTGAGCATGCAATGGACCATCATGAGACATACCTACTGAGAATCCCATCTGGTTTAGCCAGTCGACTTTTTCTCGATCTAACATAGAACCATTGGTAACAATAGTAAACTGTGCTTTTGGATACACTTTACGCAATTTCTCAGATAGTGGTTTTAAAGTTTTCCAATAAACAAATGGTTCTCCACCCCAGTATTCGATTCTTACTGGGTCATAAGTTCCAAGTTCAAAGTTTGTTTTGATTTTTTGGATTAAATCATCCGCATCTTCTGGACCACCAACTGGATCGTGTGGCTGATGAGCTTGGTTACAATAAGTGCACTTAAAATTGCACTTAAGACCCATGGTAATTTTTAATGTTGTTGGCTTTTTGGATTTACGACCATGCAGATCTGGGTCGTGTGGATTGGTAACCTTAAATGGTTTCCACTGTTTTGATGCTGTAACTTTATATTCGATATCTTGACCCAAATGCTGCAAGGATGGTCTTTCCCCAGATTCTTCCCAAACCATTTCAGAAGTTATTGGATCATAAACCAAAACTTCTTTTACATCATTAGAACCCTGTAGAATTAATCTATATTTACTCATATTCACCTTTAAATTATTTAAAATACTCGACAAGATATCGAGTATTTATTTCAAAATTATTAGTTCAAATTTACTGAATATTAATCCAGAATTCACCGAAACTATTATACTTTCCAATATTTAGCTTAACTTTAACGAAGTCTCCAGAATTTAGTCCACGTGCATTAACTAGAACAACAGAAGATCCTTCTGAAATTACAATCCTATTTTTATTAATTCCGCCATTAACCACTGAAACATTATATGTATTGGAAATATTTTTAAATGCAGGTTTAGTGAAGTTAATTCTAACAGAATATTCATCAGCTTTAGGTAAAGTTACTTTTTGGTGACGAGGTGTTACCATCTTAGTCTGTTCAACTTCAACTACATCTCCATTAGCGTCTAGTAAATTGTATGAAAGCATAGGTAAAATATTGATACTACTCCACTGAGATTTTTCTAATGAAGTTTTAACTTCTAGATTTGGATCTGTTAAAATTGTATCATGTGGAGCCAATGTAGTTTGGTCTGCATTTGTTACGTAAAATTGTAACAATGAACCTTCAAAATTTTCAACTGATTTATTGAAAGAACCTAAATGAAATAATGGAAGTATTTTTGGCGTAAAGTGAGCTGCGAAGTCTGTTTGTAAAGAACCGATAGTATATGGAACATTTGGAGCAGGAGGAGTCTTTTGTTGTAATGTAGCAACCCAATCCCAAATCTCAATCGGATCTGAAATTTTATTTGCTTCAACATCATACTCAGTGAACCAAGTTATGTTATCAGTATTTTGTGGAAAATCTTCTAAACCAAATATTCTAGAAGCTACTTCTGTGTATGTTACTTCCAAATTTTCTTCACGAGTCAAATCTGGTCTGTTTAATTTTTCTACTTTTACTGAAATTGTTTTGTCTTCAGAATTATAGCCCATTGTTGTTCTATAATTGGCATTTATACCAATCTCAGAACCTTCTTTTAAAGATGCTGTAATTTGAGTTTTAATAATTTTAAACATTTATTCTGTCTCCATTAACATGCACAAGCACAAGCACAGTCGCAAGCGCAATTACAGTTACATGCACAGTTACAGTTACAGTTTGTGCGGAACCATTGGAAACCACCTAAAGTGTTATCTTGATTGTCGTGACGGATACCGTCTGCATAAGCAGTGTTGCGGAACATGTTAATACGTCTATCGGTAGTAGCTACGTTAATAGAAATATCTCCAGCGTCGCAGTTACCGCAGTTACAGTTACAGTTGGAATTACAGTTATTACATGCACAGTTCCATCCGCAGTTACCATTACCTTCAGTATAGTTTCTGTTACCTGCATCATAGTAGTTCCAGAACAGGTTTACTACATCTGTTCCATCAGATCTTTTAAATCCAGTTGCTGCATGAATTGCCATATTATTTCTCCAGTTTCTCTAAACGAGTAGTTAATTCTCTAATTGTTTTTTGTTGTTCTTTGATAGCTTCGACCAATATACTAACCATATTTCCATAGGCGATGGTTTTATAACCAGACATATCTGTCCCAACAACTTGAGGGATAACCTGTTCAACTTCTTGAGCTATCAAACCAAGTTCTGCTTTGCCACCCTTAATATAGGCTACGCCACGCAAACTATTAACAATATCCACAGCATTATTTAGCGTTTGGATGTTCTCTTTCAGTCTTTCGTCTGAGGTTGTATTAACTTCAGTTGCATAAATTACTTGGAAAGTGTTAGTTCCAGCGAAGGTGTTATTTGCAGATAATTTTGCAATACCTGTACCAAGACTTAATGTTGGGTTTCCAGCTACACCATCACCATTACTTACAACAACTTCTCCAGCTGTTCCTGTAATAGTTCTTGTTGCTTTGGTTCCAGCACCAGTTCTGATAATTATACCAGTAGTCGACAAACCAGCTACAGAAGAAAGTTCAGCTGAGAAAGGTTGTACGTCAGTACCCAAAACTAAACCAAGATTAGTTCTTGCAGCAAAAACGTCAGTAGAAGCAACTAAAGTTCTTCCGAAAGAAGTGAAAGTTGCTAAAGCTGCAGTGGAAGCACCAGTATAATATGGTAATCTATCTGCTGCTGGTGAAGCAGCAGATAATGCTTGTAAATTTGAATTATACGCTTGAACGTCTGTATCTAAAACCAAACCTAAATTTATTCTTGCATTCTGAGCAGTTGTAGCTCCTGTACCACCAGCAGAAACTGGAATGGATCCACCTGCTATAGTGATTGAGCCAACTGAAACACCACCACTAAATGTAGCAGTTGTACCAGATAATGCACCAGTAAGCGATAATTGGTTTAGGGCAGTATTACCAGATGTGTCTCGAGTCACAACAGAACTTTTATCCACAATTCCTGGTAAGGTTGAACTAGTGCTTAGACCATCTAAAAGGTCTGCGTCTAAACCAGAACCTGTTCCATCTACAGTCTTAATTTTTGTTAAAACGTCAGCTGCAGTGTATGAGGTGGAAGGAAGTTTGGTCGCCAACTCATCATTTAAGTTGGTAAAGTTCCCATCAACTTCAGCGTTGGTAAGGGGTAGTCCCTTAGTTTGTCTTAAAACGAGTGTCGCCATTATTTTCCCTTATTTTTCAGCGATCTTTAATAAGCATTTGTAACATCTGCTTAATCTCAGATATATCTGACTTTAGATTATTTATTTCTTCAGTCTGGTTTGCAATAAGTTGTTGTTCTTGTTCTTTTGCTTTACGAAGTGCCATATATTCTTCATATTCGGACATACTAGTATTTATGACTGCCTTGGAAGACATGTCTCTGACTAGATTGTCGTGACCAGATACCTTTAGATATTGTTCCATTTTATGCGCATGCAATAATTCTTAAATCTTTAATTCTTGGAACTGCAGATGTATTAGTAGACTTCATAACTAACTTGACCTGAACAGTATCGAATGGATTCAAATTATTTAAAGAGTAGTCCACATCATAGAATCTTTCATTTCCATTTTCAACTTTAGTTGGTGTTGAAATAGGGGTTGCTAAAGTATATTTAGTCTTATCTATATTACCCGAAGACCCCAAAATAGTCTTATAATAAACTAAAACGTCAGACTGGTTTGGAATATTGGCTGAATACCTGATCTTCATGAATGTAGATGGAAGAGCCAATTTAATAGTCTTGGAAACATACTTGGAAATCGTTGAAGATCCTACTGGAGCAATCTCGTCTGTAAACAGGTTAACTGTAGAAACTATAGTTCCAGTAACCGCATTTTCAGAAGTAAATGTTACTCCAGAAACAGTAATCGTGCAATTACTTCCATTGTCGATGACATCAGTTACAAGATAAGTTCCAGCGTTTCCAGCAGTTGTAGTTCCCTCTACTCTAATAAATTGACCAATACCGATAGTCTGCATTAAATTTCTAACTGCAGAAACAGTGGAAGTTATTGTAGAGCCAGAGAAGCTAAATGCTCCCGTTGCGCCAGTAAATAACTGAGTATAGTCAGTTGGAGTTACATTGGTATTGGTATGAGAAGGAGAGTTAATTCTATTGGAAATAGCAATCAAACTCATACGCTGTGTATCTAAAACTGGCGATAAAGAATTATTAGTTGAAGATAAGTTTATAGCAAAAGTCACTGATTTATTGCCACCAGTAAATGTATTTTCGTTTATTTCAGAAGAAACTAAACGTGGGCTATAAAAATAGTTATTCTCATTAACTAAACAAGCACCGAAAGAAATATCCTGAACATATGGAGTTTCAGAACCATCAACTGATCTTCCAGATGTAGTTTTCAATGAATATGTTGTAGAAGTTTCTGAGAAATTTTGAACTTGAGCAACTGGCATAACTGAATCATATTGAACCTGTCCAGTAGCTCTTACTGTAGTTCCACCATAATAGCCAGTCTTAGTTGCTGTGGTTGTTGTAGTAATTGTATAAGAATCAACGTCAATATTACTTATAAACCATGTTCCATTTAATTCTGCAGCAGGTATACCATTTAATGTTCCAGAAACACCAGAGATAGTTACTTTAGAACCATCTGTTAAACCATGATTATTTTGCCATACACGAATAATATTAGATCCAGCAGTCATTTGGAATGGATCTGTATCTAATGTGGTATAAGGAAGAACATCATTAACAAACTGAACTGTTCCAACTCCAGATATATCAAATTTAGCTTTGTATATTGTAAACATTAAATCTTGAGTTTGATCTGCTGTCCATGTTGAAGCATTCTGAGATTTAAATAGCGATCCAAGATATGGTTGTTCAGAAATAGTTCTGCTTGTTCCTGGGACAGTATCACCCAACTGAGAAATCCAACATTTATATTTGTTAGAATCTGAAATTAAAACGATACAATATTCAGATGCATCCTGAACATAAACAGGAGATTGAAACACAAACGATGTTGGAGTATCAAATGTAGGAGTTGCTACTCCATCTAAATCAACTGTGTTAGTTGAAATGTTTACTTGCTCTGGACGTAGAGTTACACGTGAGAATGGTAAAACACGCTTACCTGGATATCCGTTTATAACTTCACGAATTTCCAAAGTGACAGGAATAGCAGTATCTTTACTTGCAAAGAAAATGTCGACCTTAGTTAAAAATGCACCACCTTTGTTGTCGATCAAGAATGTTTGTGCAAGAGGGTCATACCAACCTGTGTCTGATAGAACACGTGAAGATGTCTCAATAATAGTTCTGCTATCTTCGACTACGTTCTGAACCAACTCAGCATTACGTACTGCATTTACAGTTGCTTGTTTAGTTTCAACGATACCCTCTGCTCTATATTGAGCACGACCACGAGAAGTAAATGCGCCATTTGCAGTAGAGCTATCTACAAGTTTAAACTCACGTGAGCCAGTGCGGAAACGAACTGAGTCTGTATTTGGAATAAAGAATAGTAGATTAACATCGCCACTCTTATTAGTTACAAGATTTCCACCTGTTGCATTTACAGTGATGGAGTTAATAACTCCAACTGCATTAGAAACAGAACCAGTAATTTGTTCATTATTCTGGAATGTTCCCTTTATGTTTACAACAAATAAAGATTTAGTATTAGTGTCATAATCCGTTTCAGTTCCAATTACAACAGCAGTAGCATTACTTGTAACACCTCTAATATAATCACCACGATTCAAACAAACTTGAGAATCGCCATTAATGCGTCGTGCTTCTTCAGTAGCGATACCACCTACGTTTGTTGTAGCATCAAATGTTCCGCTAGTTGATGTATAAGTAATTTTGGATGCTGGCGTGCAATACGCAGACATATCTACATCATCAAAATATGGGTAGAAACGTGTTAATGGTTTTAAACCACGAACTTGAACTAAAACATTTCTAGAACGAATATATGGAATAACAGCTGTTGATAATACACGATCGGCAACAATTTGTTTATCAATTTTTGCTACAATATCAGTTTTGATACCTGATCGTGTTTGACCAACTTGAGTGGCTGTTAGTTCTGCCGTAACCCAACGACGTGCACCACCACCTCTGCTACCAAAGTTTGCGCTAACAGTTCCAAATACTCCACCGAAATTAACTGAACCAGAATTTGCGTTTGCAAAACCAAATGTTCCACTAACTTGTTGACCAGTCCATTGAGTTTGCCAAGCATTCCAAACAGTACCCAATGCTCCAGCTTTTTCAGCAAGAGTATTGATTGTTGTAAAATTACCTTCTATATTATTGATAATATCTGGACGACGTTCAGTTTCAAACCAGTCATCAGTTTGAGGATTTAGTTTAACATCACCAAGGAAAGTGAATACTGCAAATGGATTGATGTTTTCTAAACGAGAAGCAAACTGTTGTTTAATTAACGGAACATTCTCTAAGATTGGAAGAGTTATAACATCTCCATATTGTGAATATTTTGCTGCTGAACGAGCAGCATTAGTAGATGCCTTTTCAATTAAATTGACGTTTTTCATTGTATAGAATGGGCGTAGCTCACCTTTGTTCATATCAACTGAACAACGATAGTCTACAGAATCAGCTGCGCCGATACCGTGACCTGTAAAGTTATCAACTATAAATCCATTCTTCATTCTGTCTAGACCAGTAGAGTCTGTTATTTTTAAAGACTCAGTTTGTTGTTCTAGTAACGAAAGTGAAGTGTAATATTCTAAGTTATCAATACGCTTTTCTAATTTACCGATGTCGCGCATTGTATAACGTCTATTATCAACAGATTCAATTTTAATATTGTTGCTTGTAGTATCAAAAGTATAAGGAGAAAGAGTTAGTTTGTAAAGAATCATTCCTGTTGAAGAATCTTCAGCATCACCTGGATTAATAGATGATGTTCCAGAAATATTAAAGAAATTACCATTTATGTCAACAGCAATTTTTTCTTTTCTGGACAAATAATAAGTAAAGTCTGTAGTTATGTTAGAACCACGTCTTGGTAATTGAGTTACCGTGCTGAAGTTAATGCCATCGTCATCAATTCTTGGACGGAAGTCTAAACCATCTCTTAATTCTGCTGGAATTTCTGAATATGAAATAGTTGCAGGATATGAATTAACGCTGCAATAATCTCCAACTGAATGAGTAAAATATTCAAAAGTTACTTGTATAGGTGCAGATGGTGGAGCGTATGTATCTTTTAATACAATTCTACCAAGATCATAATGGGTTGATCTTTGACCATTATCAAATTCATAACGATCAGAAATATCGATAGTATAAGAACCTGTTGGGGATGCAAAAGAACCAGAATCCATTTTAACGCTGTTAATCTTCCAGCAGTCAGCTTTACCTAAAGATAATGTTGTTGGAGAAACTGTTGTTAAAGTTGTAAATGTTTTAGTCGCACCAGTAACGTGTGTTTTAGTTTTCTCTGTAGAACTAGAACCAGTTTTGTTTAATGTTCCAACAATAGTACAAGTAACACCATTATATAATGTGCCAACGTTAATAGTGGCAGAACTTCCTGTTACTGTTACACTGTTAATAGGAATAATATCACCATTATCATTTCTAGTCACAATAAAGTTTCCAGTGACAGAACCAGAAGCAAAAGTTCCTGCTGCAGCATTCAAGTTAATATTACCTGAAGCTACAGTTTCGCTGTATAATGCTGAAACTGTGTAAGAAGTATCATTCGTTGATAATGCACTTCTTAAAGAACGAACTGTGCTATATGGTAAACTGAATAAAGACTTCTCTAGATTAGTTGCTAACACGTTAGTTTTGACTAAACTATATGCTGCGTTTGTTGCAGTTAGAGAAGCAGATATTGTTAATGAAACTTGAGAAGCGATTGCAGTAATTCTATATGATGCGTTGTTAACGTAAATATAGTCACCAACAATTAAATCTGTTAAAAAAGAAGTTCCATTACCAGTAACAGTTGTTCCAGCAGCAGTAACAGAACCAATTAATGGTGTAGTGATTGGGTTAACATCAGCAGTAAATCCTGTTGAAGTCAATCCAAACGATTTAACGTTTCTAGAGAACTGTTTACCACTGGCCATATTGATATCATACAAAAATAACTTATATGATGCTGTAGTAGATCCAATTGATCCATTGTCCCATTCTATACCACGAACACGTGCAGTACCAATGATAGATCCTGCTTCAGTTCCACGTGTTGCAGTTAATTGATCTCTCAGATTAACTACAGCATTAGTTCCGATTGGAGGAATCTTACATAGATTGTTGACTACAACATAATTACCTATTTCTGCAGAAATAAAAGCATTATCTGCCTGAGAATATTCACGAGATTTGTTAATAGCAACATATTCTGTGGCGATCTTTTCAATCTCATATCCACGAACATATGCTTTTCCTGGCTCTAAACCGATAGCAAGTTTAGACTCATCACCATTTTTGTAGATGCCACGATTGTAAACTGGTGTTGTTGTATATTCCCATTGAATACCAGTAGATCCTGGACCATCATATGCGGTACCAGTAGTATGTACTGGAGCAGTTGTAACAGAAGTTCCACTATTTTTAGCTACATATGTTTTACCAGCATTAGTGACAACGTCGCCGATTAAGAATGCAGTATTTTGTATCCATGCGCCACGATTATTTGTGCGATGTTCACGAATATCAATATTGAAGTTTCTTACAGTATAATCACCAGACTCATCATAAGTGCGACGAGCCAGTGTTTGTTCTAAAACAGAATATTCTGTCTTAGTAGTAATCTTTTTATTGACACCATTTTCAACACGTAGCAATTCAATAAAGTTGGCGTCAGAAGCTGACTCTAAAGAAACTTTCTTTAGAGTTAAATCGATATAATAACGATGAGAACCTGGAGCAGCATAGTTGAAACTATTTTGGGCATTATCCAATAAAGTTGCATCTTCTTCAGGAGTAACAATTTTTTCTTCTACATTCAATCCAACACGATATGATGGTGTGTTGCTATATTTGTCAAGAATAATAGAATGTGCGCCAACTAGAACAAAGAAACCATTAACGTAATAAACACCACGTTCAATGGAAACAATTGAACCCATTCCAGTTGGGGTATCTGCTATAGCTTGGAAAGAATATTGAGTATCTTCTGTTGTAATTACTTCTCCTGCAGCAAATACTTTAGTTGTATTGTTGCTTCCAGAATTTTTATAACGAACATAAATTGTTGATGGCTCAGTTTGCTCAGCACTTTGAACTTTGATAACTTCTGCTGTCAGGCTGCTATTTGAACCAACAATAACTTTATCTTTAAGATTAGATAAAAATGTTTCTACAGCTACGCCATTATATAATGGCTGCAATTTAACATATTGTGCATTAGTATCAATCGATATTTGTCCAGGCAGAACCATTGAACCTTGTTTGAAGATATTATCTCCATGACGCTGGATTTGTTTCTGAAGGATAGATTGTAATTGTGTTAATTCACGAGCCTGTAGAGCGAAACTTGGACGGAACAAAATTCTATAGAATTTACTGTTCTCGTCGTAATCGTCATTATATGGTTCGGTATTGAAATCGATCATCTTTTACTCTTCTAGTTAATTACTATTGTTAGAATTTTATAACAGTTCTAAGAGTTACTGTTTGGTCTGCGGTTGGAGTAAACGCTTGTTTATTGTCCACGAAAAGCAGATCACCAGAATATTTATCTACTGTTGGTAGAGTCAATCCAGAAACTGTGAAATTTTGTGATGCGTCGTTGGTTAATACTGACCCAACCACTGGTATTGCATTGTCTAAACTTTGCACTAAGGCAGAATTGCTAGTTAAATTGACTATTCTAAATCTAGCTCCATTATTCGACAAGTAAATGGTCTGGTCTTTTACAAAATTGTTAGTATTAATAGACCCATTGACAACGAAACAAGCTGATGCCAAAATAGAATCTAATGAATATGTTGATCCATATTTTCTTGGGTTTTTAATAATTCCAATTTGACGGAAGTCATTGTTAACGTCAAATCCTTGATTTTTATCTCTAGACACATTTGAATAGAACATTAAAGATCTAGCATATAAACCATTGATAGAATCTTTCCCGTGACCACCAAAGTCAGTCATAATAGCTCTTGCAGTTGCACCAAAACCAGAACCACTGATTGTAACTTGTGCCCAGCGATAACCTTGACCATAATTAGTCATACGGATTTTTTTAATTTTACCATTTTCAGTAATAGCTTCAGCAGCTGCGCCAGTACCATCGCCAGTAATAGTTATAGTGGCACCAGCATAACCATATCCACCTGATATAACTTTAATAGACATAATACGTCCATCAACAGTTAATAACTCAGTGTTAGCCTGAAGTGTACTTACATCGCCTGGAGATAAATCTGCAGAAAGTTCTGCATTAGTTCCATCACCAGTAACTGTTAAGTTGGCGTATGTATAACCAATACCACCATCTTCAATTTCAACTCCAATTAATTCTCCACTATTTAATAGTGGTATTAATTTTGCTTCTGACTTTATACCAGAAAGATAAGCAGTTGCTCCAGTTCCACTTGTTGAACTAATAGTAACAGTTGGTAAACTAGAGTAACCAGTACCATATCTTAACACAACTGAACCAGTTGCAGGGCGACCAGCATATGCTAGTGTTGCAGTTCCGCTAGAAGCAGAACCACTTGTATGAGTAGGAGCAACACCTCCTGTTGTTCCTGCAGTTGTTACTGTATATAGCCTATTAGCAACATAAACTTGTTGCTGTAAAGTAAGTGCTGTTGCTGCAGTCCAAGAAGTTCCAAGGGTTACTGATGGAGTAGAAGTATAATTATCTCCAGAATTGGAAATAACTACAGTTCTTACTGAAGTGCCAGTCATTATAACAGAAGCAGTTGCACCAGATCCTGCTCCACCAGAGAAAGAAACAGCTGGTGCATTTATATAACCAACACCACCATCTGTAAGTGCAACTTCTCTAACTGCGCCGATAAGGTTAATTGCAGTCACTTTATTTGCTGATACCGTTGCTGTTGCTCTTGCAACTGTACCGATATATTTTAAAGCAGCAGTACCATTTGATATTATTCCAGAACCATGTGTTGGTGCTGGTGCTGCAGTTGTTCCAGGTAAAACTACTTCATAGATATTATTACCATACTTATATTTTTGGCCAAGTAGAACATTAATACTAGCTGTCCATGTTGAAGAAGTAAATGGTGGAGTAATATCTACTGTTGCTGATATATAACCAGAACCTTGATTGGATACATTACTTCCAATAATAAACAATGGATCAAGTTCTCTATATCCGTCTCCAGAAACAGAGATATTTGCATATGTGTAGTTCTGACCACGTTTGTCTACTTTAACTGTTTGTATTGCTCCACTAGAATAAAATTGTGGGCGAATAGCAGTGACAACTGGCATATATGCTTCTGTCAGAAACTTATTACGTAAAGCAATAGGAATACTATACATGTATTTCCACATATATCCATCTGGCAGTGTAACTGGATCAACAGTAGTACCAACTGGCTTGTATGTAGAAGCAGCGTTGTTATTGTTATCTAAACATTTGTATACGTTGAATTCATCAGTCACAACATAAAAATTGCAGTCTTCCATTCTCTGCTTACCAGAGAAAGAAATAGGAAGAACAGCAGTAGCAAGTGATCCCTCGCCACCACCACCAGTTAATGTAACAGTTGGTGTGCTTACATATCCACGACCAGCGTTTGTTAATTCTATTGCTATTACAACACCATTTGATATGTATGAAACAGCAGTAGCACCTGTTCCACCACCACCTGTAATATTAACAGTTGGAGGATCAGCATATCCATAACCACCAGAAATTAAATTAATACCATCTAATTCATCACAATAATGATCATCATACATATCATATACGGTATTAGATTGCCAGTTAATTCGATCAACAATAAACGCTACATCTGTTGAACGAATTTCTTTCATTGTAATAATTTCATTACGTGATTCTAAATCATATTTACGAGAATCAATTGGGGTTGGTGGCGATAATTCCTGTGGCCACTGCAGAGTCTTACCTAAAAAATAATAATATTTGGCTGTGCGATTCTGTATCTCATTATAGAGACCTTTAGCAATTGAATTGTGTAAAGACGACTTTAGTAGCGCAGAAGAAGATGGCATGGTTTTAGTTTTATTAGCTTACAGTAATAACCCAAGTAATAGCAATGCTATCACCAGCTGCTTTGTTTACAACTGGGAATGTAGTACGGCAAAGCATAGTACCAGCAGAAGCTGCATTTAAAATACCTGCTTCAGTAATAGCACCAGTACCAGTACCTGCTGGGAAAGTTGCAGTTGCAGTTACGCTTGTTCCACTAGCGGAAAAAGATGCTAAAGAAACACGTCCAGCTTCAGTTCCTAATGTACTATCTCCAACTGCTGGAGTTGTAGTACCAGTACCGATAGCCATGTGAGTCATAACAGTAGCAGAAGCACCAACCATGCGTGAAGCAATGTATTGTTTACCAGCTGTAACTACCAAGTTAGGAATGCTAATTACATCTTTAATTTGTCCTTCAGCATTTTTGTGAACGATAGTAAGTTCACCCTTCATTTTTAGATTTTCATTTAAGTCCATTTGTATCTCCTATAAAATTTATTAGCCTGAGAAGTTAATTGGGATTCCAACATACTGTTCTAAAAACCAACCAGCTTCAGCATATGGGTTTAAAATCATAAAACCACCAGAATCAACTGGCGTTGTTATATCATCTCCAGAACCAGTGTTATTAATATATTTAGTCACCGAAAAGTAAGGTAGTTCAGTTATTACTGGTGTATCTATAAGTCCTTTGGTTATAGCAAAGGTAGGTGCAGAGTCGATAAGTATTGGCAAATCTAATAACGATTTACCAATGTCATTGGTTGTACTATCAGATAAAAATTGCGTATCGGTTAAACCTTTTCCGAATAACAAAGTCTGACTATCTGTTGGTGCTGACAGTGTATCTTCCAGAGGTTTCCATGTCAATAAAGAAACTGTAGGATCAGAAATAGAAACCGAGTCGTCAGTAAACCCTTTGGTTAAAAATACATTAGGAGCTAAATCTACAATATTTTGAGTATCTTGAATAGTTACTGATAGATTTTTAATCATCGCCTCAAGAGTGAGGGCGATGTCAAACTCGTTTTTAATTTCATATTCACCAAATACAGCCATACCTGCAGGGTGCAGTAATGTTTTAACGATAGATTTGTATGAATCTAAACTTTCATCTATCTTTAAAACATAAGAAAATGGTTGGTAAAAGCGACTGTCTTGAATAAAAATTGCATCATTCAAGAAACTATCGTTGGTAATATAGTATCCTGGGTATTTTGCCAATGCACCAAGAGTAACTTTAATAACTGCAGGATCGTAAGGGCTAGAAAATTCATTTCCTCCACCAGCAGATCCAAATTCACGTAGAATGTCACCAGCATAAGTTCCATCGATAGCATTGGCTACAGCATAATCTGATTTATTGATTGATCCAGATTCAGTGAATCCATCGGTAGCTTCAGTAATACTAATATTACCACCGATTATCTGCAAAGAACTTCCACCAGTTCCAGCTGCTGACTGTCCTAAGTCAGCATAAATGGTTGATGTAAAATCTGTTGTATAGCCAGTACCGAACTTAATAAACTCTGCGTCTAAAATTCCACCTTCCGTATTAGTTCTAGTTATCTTCATAATAGAACCAGTACCCTTACTATTTCTAATCGGGTAAAGCTGCCCTATTTTGAAACCAGTTCCTGGTACTAATACTTTTAATTTAGATGTAGTGGCAAGAATATCTGCGGTAAAATAGATATCTCCAGTTTTATAACGTAATCTATCGCCGATTCCAACATCACCGAAAAATCTTCGGTCTACGTAAAATTCATAGATATCATCTGCAATTTGTACTACACGTTCAACTTCAATCTCAATATATTGTCTTCTATCAATTTGAACACGAATAATTTTGGTTGGTGTAATAACATCAATAAGTTTTCCAACAACTTGATCTGGATGACCTGAAGTAACTTTTGCAATAATAGAAACGTCTTGATTCCATTTACCATCTGAAACACGAAATATTTGTTTAGATGGATAATCAATAGAAACTTCTTTATCAAACAAAAGTCTGAATAATAACTTATAGGATGACTCAGAACCTTTAGCTAAGTATTGATCTTTAATATGTTGTAATAAAAATCTAGGATTTGCATTAATCTGTGTTGGTAAATTTAAACCAACCTCATTCCTAAAATGGTCTATAAAAGAATTTAATGTTTTGTCTAAATCTCTTAAGTCTTTAATATCTGGAGAAGTATTATCCAGATAAGTGTAATATGCTTTTAAGAATGCGACGAAAGTTTGATGATCTTCACGGACAAACTCTGGGAGTTGTCCTGAAATTAATGAAGATAACTTACTTCTTCTTAATTCGGTTGTCATTTAAATTACTCTATCGCCTGTAACTGTTGCATTTGAGGAGCTAAATGTATAATTAAATCCAGCACGTAGATCTCCAATAGCAGTTTGATCTGGTGTTGCAGTTACGTATAAATGATCTCTGGCTATTTTAGCAATTTGCGTTAATGCAGAAACTACGTCATTTGATTTTGGTTTAAGTGTAATTTCCCAATCAATATCTGCCAACGCTACAATATGTAAATTGCGAATATCTAAAATACCCTTAGCGTGATCAATAGTTCCAATTTGTTCATTAACAATAAACTTTTGAGCATTGGATCCATATTTAAATAAGCGAATGTTGGATCCATTATCATCGAGATAGTGAATATCATCACTACCGTAAATATAAAATCCTGTTGTACCCAATGAACCACCAGGAGCTTCTGAGTAATATATTGGATTAATAATATTCAATAGATACTGCGCAGAAACATTATAACGAGGTGCAATATTTCTTCTTAACAATACAGTCATTGTATTGTTTGTAATTGATTTTTCTGAAGCATCAATGGCTGCAGATAATTTTGAGAAACGGAATACACCATCAAAACTTTCTAACTCATTATCATCATAATCAAAAATTGTATTAGTTACAATAGTTTGAATTTCTGGAGCAGATCTAGTAGTCTCTCTTGGGTTATATTTTACATCAACATTAAGTGATATATTTAAATATTCTGGGTCTACTATTTCTGGGATAACAGAAACTACGTTTTTACTTTGTAGTATTGTATTAACCAACTCAGACTTTTGAAGTTGTGTTAATTTAGATGAGTCAACAGGTTTAACACAAACGAAAATTTTTCCATAAACTGGAGGATTATTGTCTTCACCACCCCAAACAGAAACTGCTTTAGCTGATGGTAGTGCGGAATAAATTAATGCTTTATAATCGTCTGGTGTTACACAACGATTTTGTGATGCATAAGTTCTTGGTGCATTAAAACGAATTCTTTCAATATCTTCTGCTACAGAACCACCAGAAGCAGGTGCCAAACATGTTACTACGTTTGATGCATTAGATATTAATGTTTGTCCAGTGTATTGGAACAATCTTGCTCCATTTGGTGCAGCCAATGAAGATGCCATATATTCAATATGAATAATATTGCCAGCAGACAATTCTCTACCAATAACACCATCGCCAAAAGTTAATTGATATAATCCATCATCAATCTCTTTCACAAAATAAACTTTAGTTGTTGCATCGGCTGTAGTGATCGAAGATGAGTTTGTGAAAGTTTCATAAAAATCAGAATTAGCTGATTCTTGAACTTTAACTTTTAATGTTGATAGATCTATGTTTGCGTTTGGAATAATATAATTGTTTGCGTTGGAGTATTCCCAAATGAAATTAAGTGGAGTTCCTTCAACAATTTTAATATTATCGAATGTATAAGATGTTCCTGTACCAGTAATTGTATAAGAAGAAGTTGTATAGAATGTATACTGGACTCCATCAACAGAAGTTAAAAACGTGCTATAAGCTGGTAGGGTTAAAGCACTTGGTCCAGCAATTCCACTATTTACAGTTAAACGAACTGTGGAAGTTGCGCAAGAGCAAGAACGTGGAACGTAACCGAGCATTTTTGCCAAAGAAACAACGCTGTTTCTTTTGCTGGCTGAATCCAAAAACATCTCATTAATTGTTAAGTTATTATAAAGAGCATTATAATGTGTGTTATAAGCCAGAACATCTAAAAGAATTGAAAGACCAGAACCCTCAAAATCATAATCTTGAAATTGTTCTTGTCCTTTTAGGAAATTCTTAAGGTTAGATTTTATCGCATCAAAATCTAACTCTGTTACGTTTATCTTTTTATTTGCCATTATCGGGTTCTCTCTAATACGAGGTCAAGAGTTAAAGGTCTTTCGGTATTTACTATTTTAAATTCTATCGTAACTCTAATAGCGTTACTATCTATTGATACATCAACATCAACATTTAATAATTGAACACGTGGCTCAAAATTATTAACAGTATCTACGATTGCACGTTTCATAACAACAGCCAACATTGGTGTGGCTGGTTCGAACAACAAACGCTTAATTGGAGATCCTATTTCACTATGGAAAGGTCTCTCAAAATTTGATGTTAAGATTAGGTTTTTTAGACTGGTTTTTATAGCATTTTCATCATATCTCAGGACGATATCTTTCGTCACTGGATGAGCAGTGAAATTTAAGTCTAAATCCGAAAAGTTTCTTGTATTGCGTGCCATCTAATTATTTAGTCCTATTCTACAAAAGAATTCGAAGATCCTTGACCAATTGCATCACCACAGGCGATTGGGTCGGCTATTCTTGCTACTTTATTACCTTCAATATACGTTTTACTTGCACCAGAGGTTGGATACCTTTGATCTGAGTTATGAGTTTGTCTTCCACAAGTATGAGCTGCCCATTTACAGTTTGGACTCACAACACCTGGAAATTTCCCATTAAAATAGGTTTTTGCTACAGGTGTGGTTATCATAACAGTTGGTGGAAAACACCCATGTCCTGTTGACTTATCTCCAATTCTAGTTATTGCTGGCATATGAAACCAATTCCTTTAAAGACATCATTCCTGGAGTCCAGTTTTTATCTTCACAAAGAACATTATATGTCTGACTCTCAATTATAGTATTTGGGGTTAATGGGTCATACGCTTGTGCAACATAAGAAAATGTTCTACTACGAGTCATATCTGGGTCAAACCCAATAACTTCATGAACATTGGATCTATTAACTGCGTCCCAGACGCTGGCATTTGAACCCAATGTTGTAATTGTAGTTATATTTCCTTTACGGTCTCTAGTCGTCAAACCATCATTAAATATACCTTTGTAAAACCCAGATAAAGTTGCGCCAGAAATACTCACACTATTTGGATTAATTTCTTGCGGTATAATTCTAACTGAGTAATAAGTTCTACCACCAGTAGTTGGAGGTGTTGCAGTTGGGTCTCCTGCAGTTTCTGTATAATATTGTATTGTATGACTGAACGAAGCTAACTCCGCATAAGTACCCAATAAAGCATTAACAGGTTCCCACATTATGATGTTCCAAACAAGAATAGTCCTCTACTTCCAGCTTGCACTTGTCCTTGTGCATTTACTGAAACGTCATCAATCATAGTAAAGTTTTGTTTACGTAAACCTTTTGGATTATAAGAAATATGAATCCAATTCATCCAACCTGGACCTGGATTAAACTTAGCTCCTGGTCTTCTATACTCAAGAATAATTTGATCATATGGTAATGTCTTTTCTAACTCAAGAGCAAATTTCCACATTTCTTCGAAAGAACGTTTAGGATTGTAACGCAAATCTATTGCTTGGCCAATATCATGTTGTGATCTTCCAGTACCATTTCTTAAGCAAGAGTTAATGCACCAAGCACCTTTTGGAGATTGCGGTGCGAACTTGCCACTGGTTGGACCATAAGTTGAATATAATGGTTCGCAAACATTTTCTGCAAGAGCAACAAGATTAGCAACAATATCTTGTTTAGTTATTACACTACCACCAACTGCAATATCTCTAAGGATAACTGATGGTTCAACCAATTGAGCAATCGTGAAATTCTTCGAAAGTTTAAATGATGGACCATATTCAGTTGTGTTATATACTGGAGCAGTATCAACTGGTTTACCTTTAACTGTATTTGGTGCAGTAGGAGGTGGAACTTCCTGTGCTTCTGGAATTTTATTCTCAGGTGCTTTAAATTCAGGAGTGTTATACTGCTTTTCTTTTTCTTTCTGTCCAGCTGGCGTTTCCCACTCATCAGGAGTTTCAAATTTAGCAATATCTTCGAAAGATCTTTCTGGTGGTGGTAAATTGTCAAAACTTGGAACAACTGCTTGTATTAATTCTGGAGCAGTTAAATCGACTGCTTCTACCGCATCTGGTTCTGCGCCAGCTGCACCATTACCAAATTGTCCTTCTGAATAATCTACATGCATTGTTGCACCTGAGAGAATATTCATCTCACCATCTGAATTGATGTTAATTTCTTGTGCCTTTTGTAAAATAATCATATCAGATTTAACTTCAACATTGGAAGACGCATACGTCTGGTGTTTTTCTTCTGCATAATTTCTAATGTTTGTTGCCATAACATTATAATCGCCATTAACTTTTAAATTGAAATCTTCACCAACAGTCATGTCTAGATTACCAGCAACACCTAATTCTGCGTCACCTTTCATCAGAATACTACTGTTACCTTCCACTTCAATATTAGCATCCCCTTGCACCAAAACACGAAGATTGCCACCGACAGTTATATTACCCGAACCTTTAACATAAAGGTTATTGTTTCGCAATACTATTTGATAACTATCACCAACGATAAAATTTAATTGAGATCCATTTGGGTCAATCTCAAGATATGTTCCCTTGCGGTGATATAAATGAATACGCTCACCTGCAGGAGAATCATCAAATTCCATTAAGTGACCAGATTCAGATTCAAATACCTTATTGTAAGGATAAATGGTATTATATGGTGAAAGAGGTTGTGACCACTTTAAACCTTTTGCAGTTGGCACATCTCTCTGACGCATTAAATCTTTAAATTGGAAACAAGTACCTTCAATAACACCACGTGCAAGTCTATTAGTATCAGACTCATTCATATGATCACGTAATGGATATTTACCAGATGGATCTGTGAAACCATATTGAGTAGCATTACCAGAACGATCTTCTTTGTATGCTTCTTGTTTTTCTGGAGGTGCAGCTTTTATTTCTGCAGGTGTTAAATTTGGTTCAACTGCAGTTGCATCTTTATTAGTTGGCTCTGGACCAGTTTGTCCGCCCAAGAAATATTCATAGTATTGTTTTTTAACTAATGCAATATCGGGAGAGTTAACACCAACTGAAGTCTTCGCTGCTTCAAAGAATCCTTCTTGATACATCAGTTTTTCCCAACCCTTAACTCTATCCTTAATGTAAAGAGCAGCAATAAGAGCAGAAGTATTTAAATCATCATCAAGTGAATCTGGGTTATTTACAATGTCAATATTTAAGCCAGCAGCTAATCCAAGTTTTTGATATCTTTCATAATTTGCACGTCCAGTCAACTGAATAAAACCACGACCATAATATTTACCACCATCGTCATTATTTTTATTTCCCAAGAAATTTTTTCCACGGAAAGATGGACCATAGAAGAAAGAAAAGAACTCTTGACGAGACATACCTTTCTTTCTTGCATATGAATATTGATCTATAACTTCTGGCGTAGCTCCAGAGAAAATTTGTTTAAGTCTTGTTGGGTTATATTGATAATCTTCTTTTTGTGGAACCCACTTTGACTCACCACCAGCAATACCAAGTAATGCGCACTTTGCATATTTTGTAGTCAAACCAACTTTGTCACAAGCAGCGATGAGTGCTTTGATACCATCAGACGCTTTATTTGCGGCACCAGATTTTGGCGGAGGAGTAGTTGGAATGTCTGTACTTGGTGTAACAACTGGTGCAGTTGACGCTACTGGTACTGGCGCAGAGTTGTTTGCTGCATCTGTTCCAGTTGTAATTGGTTGTCCTGAGCTATCAGTAACAGGATTACCACTACTGTCTGTTAAAATTCCACCTTCAGTTGGTAGAATTGAATCATTAGAATCATCCGATGCTCTTGAGCCAGCTTTAGTTTGAGGTATACCACCAACAGTACCTAAAATAATTGGCTGTTGTTGATCTGAGTCACGGAACATAACAATAACCCATGTGCCAGGAACTGGACCTGTAGGTGAGTAACCCAATCCACTAATAGCAGCAGATGTAACAGGTTGCATCGGATATGCCCATGGTAAATCTTCTGTTGGTAATAATGTTTTATCATCTGTGTGGATACCAACCACACGAACTTGACAACGACCAAGTTTTAGTGGGTCTTGTCTATTCTCAACTACACCAGTATACAACTCCATTATTTCGCCTTATCCAGATTAATTAATAAAGAATCTTTTATCAACTCTAAAGTACTTTCATGTTTTTCTTTAGTGATAAAATGATTTATTGCAGATATAATATAATTCCCAGAGAACATGTTGTCAATAGTATTCTTATCGTTCTTACTGACTGGTTCAATCTTATTAAGTTTTACATAAACTTTTCTACCTACCGTATAATCACAACGTCCAGGAACTACAATTTGTATTTTAGTTGATTCTGCTTGTTTCATTAATGACGTTCTTTCTTGGATTATTCCAGCATTAGTCACATCACCAAAATTAGAAAAGTTATTATAATATTTTGGTTTAAACATAATAGTTGAACCGTAACGATATATAACTTTCTTGGAAGCAGGAGGGAACTCGTTTAAACGACTTTGCTTTTTGGCATTTTTTAACATATCAAAATTATTACTTGATATTTTCTTAGAAGCAATATCATGTGTATACATTCTGGAACCATAAACACCAGAAGAGATTCTATCAATATAATCTATTCCTGTTGGAATTTTAATTCCAATAATTCTTTTATAATCTTCTTCTAAATTTTTAATACTTCCACCCATTGGTCTATCATCACGAACATAATTGTCAAATGTGAAGTTGGCTATAATTGGTTGTTTATATAAAAAATCTAAAGAAACGAAATTATATCCGTCTCTGTTTTCAAAAAACACATAACTCGGTGAAGCATTTTTACTTACAGCGTTGTCAGTTAAATATAATAAGTTTTTAATCGGAGACCAGAAATTAGAAGTATATTTGGTTGAATTGGATGTCTCTTCTACAATATTTTTCTTAGTTGATTGTATACCATTAGTCTTATCCGTCAATAATGTATTTGCAATATCAGATACTTTACCTGTAAAAGTTTTACTAATACTTTTATTTAAATCAATTAGTGCGTCTTGAGAAGTGAAGTGTAATTGATAAACTACTTGTTTATCTTTAAGCATTTCTCTGTCTGTCATCTTATAGATGTAAAACTTACCAGATATATTTCCTGTTTTTAATGTTGGTGTTTTAATATCAAGTTCAACATATTCTTCACCTACGAATGGAAATAGATTAATTAAATCTAAAGAGTCTTTAATAATTAAAGTACCTGTGATGAAAGGCGATAACAAGTCTTCAAAAACTTGTATACCTATAATTTGATTGGCAATGTCTTGATAAAATCCGCTTTGTGATATTACTCTAACTTTACCTACTGATACATCACCAGCAAATCTTAATGTTTGTTGTGGCTGCATTATAATAAATTATCGAAGTTAGTTAATATTGTATTTAATATTTGTGGGGAAACTATTTTAATTCTTCTTTTCTTTTCATTTAAATCTTCTTCATATTGACGATTAGAAACCGATGCTGCACCTGGAGCTGAGGAATGAACGATATTACCTTTAGCATCTTCATAATGATGCGGTTGATCAGCTTGATTGCCATACTTATCTTCAATAAACGCAGAAAGTCTTGGATAATCCATTACCCAATCAGATCTGTAATCAAATCTTTCATTTGCTAACATGACTACCCAGTGAAATTGTGCGTCGCCATATATTTTCTCCGCTACAATTTCTGGTGTTTCACCATCAACAACATCATACTCATCATATACTGTTATATTTGCAAGAACGTCTCTGCGGAAACGAATGTTTCTTGTTATATCGGTGACAACGAATGATCTACGTTCACCTTTAATTTCGAAGTCATATAAAAATTTTGGGAAATCTTCGAAGTACATTATAGACCATCCTTAATCTTATCTTTAGTAAGAAGTGAAAGTTCACGGAAACTTAATGTTATATTAATTTGCGTTGGCATACCATTATCAAAACTGTTAAACTGTCCGTTAGGTGTATAGTTCACATTCATTTCTGTTAGTACGCAAGAAGTATGACGATGTAAATTTTGATTCTCTTGTCCGTTTTGATAATATGTTATATCAAACTCAGAAGGATAAACATATAAAAATTCATTCGCATCTTTAAATTCTGGATGCATGTGATATTTGAATGTATTAATAATTTCTATAACATTGGCTGCTTCATCTTTATTTCTTGGAAAGAACTGATAGTCAAACTGGAATGTTCTAAAGTCGACATTCTTAAATACTTGTTCTTTCTTTGGGTTTGATGCCAAACCAAATGCTGCGCTGGCAGCTGCACCTTGTTTATCACTTTTTAATCCCATCGCGCCAACAATCGCAGCTGCATCATTACCTAAATTTTTTGCTCCACCACCTTCTAATGCTTTAAGTATTGCTTCTGCGCCAGCAGCTGCAGCTTGATATGAAAATGTATCTTCCTCGCCATAAGAAACACCATAACGAATATTTAATTGGTTTGGAATATGCAATGCAATAGCAGTTTTTAATCTTTTCTGCGCACGAGTTACAGAAGCAGCTTGAGTCGCTGCAGCACCGATACCAATAGCAGCTGGAGCAGCATTTAAAGTTGCTCCAACAACAGCACCCTTTCTACCTGCAAATAAACCACCAGCTGCAGCACCTTCAATTACTTGTCCTGCTGCATTTAATCCAACAAAAGCAGCTTTAGATTTTCCGCTAGTAGGGTCGTCATATAACTTTTCATTCATAGCAATAGTTGAACCTCTATCTCTGGTTGGGACGTCAGCAACTGTCTCAACTTTAGCATCATTGAATAGTTTAGATTCAACAGCAACATTAATATAAAACAATACATAGTTTCCACCATATTCAAAACTCATAATATCTTGAGGGTATGAATGTTGTTCTATATTGTAAGTTTTGCTATCAAACGTAGTTCTTTCTCTAGAAGTATATAAAGGACCAGTTAATACTTTTGGTGGAACAGCTGGCTGTGATGAGTTTTTTGGCTCAGCGTTTTGGCTCGAACCATCACCGTAATAATTACCCATTTCGTCTTGAAATGCCATATTTGTATCCTGAAGCTAAATAGTTGATCGATATCATATTATTTAGGCATGTTTCACAAAAGATTATTCAAACCAATATTTCCAGAAAAATATGCTGGGGATCCAACAAACATAATTATGCGCAGCTCCTGGGAGACCAGATTCGCTTCTTGGTGTGACAAAAACCCCTCAGTTATAAAATGGAGATCCGAGGAAACTATAGTTCCATATAGATGTCCCACAGACAATAAATTACATCGTTATTTTGTTGATTTTCAGATACAAGTTAAACAAAAAGATGGTATATTAAAGACCTATCTTATCGAGGTTAAACCTTTTAAACAAACTCAACCACCTGAATATCCAGGTCGCCAAACACAGAAATACATAACTGAATCTATGACTTTTATTAAAAATCAGGCTAAATGGCAAGCAGCTACAGAATACGCCAAAGATCGTGGGTGGGAATTTAAAATCATTACAGAAAACGAACTTGGCTTATAATGCCTAAATAATAATATGGCTAAAAATCCAACAACATTACAAGACGTATTTGAGAAAAACCAATACGACCTCAAGACTGCAGCTAAAAAGTCTCGTGGCTGGTTTGAACAACAAGTTCTACTGTTAAACAAACAGAGAATAACACCACCTAAAGTATTACAGGGCGATACGACACAACTAAAGACCAGTATCACTCCTGGGAAACTTTATATGTATTTTTATGACCCAAAACTAAAAGATACTCTACCGTATTATGATAGGTTCCCTCTAGTTTTCCCGTTTAGAAAAGTAGAAGGTGGATTCTTGGGTTTAAATATGCATTATTTACCATACCAATTACGTGTTCGTTTACTAGATCGTTTAATGATTTTTAAGAGTAACGATAAAATGAACGAAACGACAAGAATCAAATATTCTTGGGCACTTATAGATGGAGTATCTCGTTATAATGGAGCGATTCCATGCGTTAAACATTATCTGTTAAATCATGTAAGATCACCCTTTAGGGAAATTCCTGCAAATGATTGGGCTACTGCAATGTTGCTTCCAGTTGAAAGATTTGTGGGTTCATCTAAAGATGCAATCTGGGCAGATTCACTTAGAAAAATGGGTTAAAAAATGTCTGAACCAAAAAATGGAGTTTTAAAGAATTTTATCTCTCTGGTTAAAACCGAAGGGTTGATGAGAACATCAAGATATACTGTATCAATTAGAGTCCCTAAGAGTATGTCGTATGCACCAAACATGAGAAAAATTCTTTTATTCTGTTCTGATATAACTATCCCAGGTGTAACTATGGCAACCAATCAGATTAGAATTCATGGTGAAGTTCGTGAAGCACCAAACGAAAAAATGTTTGATAATGCCAATTTATCTTTTTATGTAGATAACAACATGGAAGTTAAAAAGTTTTTTGATCAGTGGATGGAGTCAATTCAAGATCCATTTTCTAGAAATTTTAACTATTATGATGACTATACATCAGAAATTAAAATTGAAGTAGAAGACACTAAAAATAGAAAACGCTACGAAATTGAAATGAATGAATGCTATCCAAAAAATGTTGGACAGATTCAAGTTGGATATGACCAAAAAGAAGTTATGAAATTACAAATTTCTATGAATTACAAATATTGGACTTCTAGATCGTTTTCTGCTCCGATGGAAACTAAAGAATCTCCTTGGGCACGTTGGACAAAACTACCAACACTTAATGATAGAGAACTGTCTAGCTATGCAAGTGTACCAGAACAATATGCTTCTAACTTTACTGGATTTCAACAAGATTACAACACTATGAACTTTAGTGGTAGAGAATAAATAAAGGATTATTATGAAAATTGATGATAAATTGTCAGAAGTTTTTGATACAGTTAAGATTGAAAAGAAAACTGAAGTTGAAGTATTGGATTCTACAGGAAATACTATAACTCCAGTAAATGAAAAGATTGAAGACGACTATACAGTCGCCAGAAACAATCTTCGTGTATTATTGCAACAAGGACAATTGGCATTAACAGATGCATTGGAAGTTGCAAAACAATCTGAGCACCCACGTGCTTTCGAAGTTGTGGGCAATTTGATGAAACAATTAGCTGACGTAAACCAACAATTGATGGACTTACATCAGCAAAAACAAAAACTTGATGCACCTAGTAAAGCTGAAGCAGCAAAACAGGTAACTAATAATAACGCTATCTTTGTTGGTAGCACGACTGAGTTGAATAAACTTATTAAGAATATGACTAAAGGAGATTGAATATGGCATTACCAATGAGTAGCACGCCAACGTATACGTTGACGATCCCATCTACTGGGAAAGAAGTAAAATATAGACCATTTTTGGTTCGTGAAGAAAAAGCATTAATGATGGCACAACAAAGCGAAGACCCAATCGTTATGGTTAATACGCTTAAAGATGTTATTAAGACGTGTGTAGTTGGAGATTTTAATGCTGATGAAATAGCAACATTTGATTTAGAATATATTTTCACTCAATTGCGTGCAAAGTCTGTTGGGGAAACTGTAGATTTAATTTTCCCATGTGATGTTTGCGAAGATGAAAAAGCCAGAGTTCAAATCTCTTTTGATATTACGAAACTGCAGGTAGAAAAATCACCAGACCACAATAATAAGGTTCACTTATTCGGCGACGTTGGTGTTGTGATGAAATACCCTACAATGCAAGTGTTAAAGAAATTACAGAACCTTGATGTAAACAATCTTGATGATTTATTCAAAATTGTTGCTGAATGTATTGATTACATTTATCAAGGTGACGAACTATTTTATGGAAAAGAACAGACTCAAGAAGAACTGTTAGATTTTATTAACAACTTAACTTCTGAGCAATTTGCCAAAGTGCAAAAGTTCTTTGAAACTATGCCGAGATTAAAACAAGAAGTTAATTATAACTGCCCTGTTTGTAATCGTGCTCACCATAAAGTTTTGGAGGGACTCCAAAGTTTTTTTTAATAAACCTTTGTCATGATAGTTTGTTCAATTATTATAAAATGAATTTTGCTTTGATGCAGTACCACAAATACTCGCTAACGGAACTTGAGAATATGATTCCGTTTGAAAGAGAAGTGTATGTTGCCATGTTAATTAAGCATTTAGAAGAAGAAAAACAGAGATTAGAAGCACAGAAAAAAAGGTAAAGTATGGCTAAACCACCGATGACGATTCATGTTCAATCGAGCGATTTTAAGAAACTGTTGGAAGTTCAACAGTTATCGCTAGAACACATTCAAACAATTAGAACATTGGCTGAATCTGGTGCGCCAGCTAAACGTGAAGAAGAAATACTTAAAGTCCAAAAGAAACAGCTAGAACAACAAGAAGAACTTGTTCAAGTTAGTAAAGTTTCTGCGGACGAATTAAAAAGAATCAAAGGTGAAGAATCTGAAGCAATTGCAAATATAGCGTCAACTGTAAAAACCTTCGACTCGATTAGAGATAAATTTGCAAATCTTGGGAAAAGTTTTGGGGATAAATTTGGATCAGCCAGAGCAACAGGGACAACTGCACTCAAAGCAATTAATGTAGGTGGTATGTTTGATAAGAAAATTGCTTCAAGAGAATTCGCTGATCAGCAAAAGAAACTAGGAAGCGAAAAGTCATATAAAGAACTTGGTCAAGATTTTGAAGAAAGAAATAAGACAGCAAAGAGTATTAAATCAAATGAAGCTGATTTAGAAAAGTTTAAAAAAGAAACTGGCTTAAATGATAAACAAATGGCTGGTACGAAAGAAGGACAGCGTTTATTATCTAAACGTGAATCACTATCTGATGCATTTGCTAAAACAGACTTACGTGCGAATTTAATAGCAAAACCACAAGCAGCTGGAACTGAATTAACAAATAAAGAACAAAACGATGCGATGAATGTTTCTGAAGAAGAAATGGAATCTGCTCGTCGTGAAGAAGCACAAACTAAACTACTACAAGAAATATCAAAGAACACATCTGCAATGGGTGGTGATAAAATGAAAGCAGCTGCTCCCAGTGATGGTAGTGGGATGGGTGCTGGAATACTAGGAGCACTAGGTGCAGGATTTAAAGCACTTGGAGCTGGTTTAAAATCAATCGGTGCTGGCGCAGGTGCAGGTATTAAAGCACTGCTAATAGGAATTGCGCAAGGTGTTTCTGCTTTAGCAAATCCAAAAGTTCTTCTAGGTCTTGGTGCAGCAGTTTTAGCGTTTATGGGAATAGGTAAAGCACTTGAATACGCTGCGCCATTTATGGAAGCATTCGCTCCAGTTTTAATTAAAGTGGCAGACGTTGTTCAAAACGTATTCGTGGCAGCTATTGAAAAAATTCCTGAAATTATTAGTGCTGTCGGTAATGTTGTTATGGGTGTTATCGGAGCCATATCTGAAGCAATTATTGCAACCATAAATGCTATCACCTCTTCCATTGAAAGATTAGCTGCTGTAGATGGAAACAATCTTATGATGGTTGGCGCAGGTTTACTGGCAGTTTCTGGTGGTATGGCTGCTTTTGCTGCAGCCAACGTAGTAGGTGGTATAGGCAACTTAGTTGGTGGTCTACTATCTAAAGTTTCTGGACAAAAATCTCCAGTGGATCAGATTATTGCTTTAGGTGAACATGGACAAAATATTGAGAAAGCAGGTATTGGTGTTGAGAAACTTGGTGCTGGACTTAAGATGTTCTCTGATATTAAACCAGAAAATATTAAAGCCATTGCTGCATTACCTACTGATAAAATTGTTGCTATGGGTGCAGCGATGGGACAAGCAAACTTCGTTTCCAATCAATCAGCTGCCAATGATGGAGCCAGAACTGCTGCAGTAGCAGGTGGTGGTAGTGGTGGTAATACTGTTGTCGCTCCAGTAACAAATAATAAGACAACTAATAATTCAGTGGTTCAATTACCTGTTCGCAATCAAGAACAAACAATGAGTCGATACGTTAGGTCACGATTCGCAACATAATAAAAAAGGGAGCCGAAGCTCCCTTTTCTTTTCTACTCTAAAGATTAATCTTCTTTAGCAATCTTCTCGAAATAAGACATTACATCTTCATCGTCGTCACTAGCTGACGCAATGGATGGTGCAGGTTTACTTGCGATCTTTGGTGCAGAAGCAACTGGACGATCTTCTTCCTCAGAAAGTTCAGCTGCAGATTTACCTGCAAAAGAATCACCAGACAATACTTCTTCCAGTTTCTTTTTCAACTCATCATAAGACTTGAAGTTCTTACGATCGAGGAACTCTGCCAATTTATATTGAGCATTAGCAACCTTAAGAATTGCTTCATCGTCAGATGAAATTGCAGATGGCTCAGCGAAAGCAGATTCATCATAATTGGTATAACCATCCTTCTTACGCATACGCAGTTTGAAGTTGGCACCTTCCCAGAAGTCGAACACGTTCACTGGCTTTTCATCTTCGAAAGTAGGACGTGCTTTGTCCATAATCTTATCAAAGATTTTCTTACCAAATTTAAATAGGAATACTTTACCTTCGTTCTCTGGGTGCTTAGGATCAGAAACGATCAACACGTTAGCGATAAAACTTAGTTTACGCTTTTGTGCTTGAGCAATTTTCTTGTTGGCTTCAGAACCAGAGTTCCAAAGTTTGGTGTTCAACTCACCGACTGGATCGTTCTCATTAAGAGTAGTGAGGGAATTTTCAATATACCATTTCCCAGTCGGACCTTGGAATCCATGAGAAAATATACGAACCCATGGCAACTCATCACCCTCTACACGTGGTAGAAAGCGAAGTGTGGCTGTACCATTACCTGCTTTATCACCTTCTAGTTTCCAGAAGCGATCATCAGCATATGACTTAGTTTGGGTTTGGGGATTTGCGATTTTCTCGAACTCTCCAGCGATTTTGCCGAAGTCAGAATTGCGCATTTTGCGAAGTGCTTGAATGTCCATAGTATTTCCTTTCGTATTTACGGAGTATCGTCGTTTGTATTAGTATTATGTTGTATAAAAATCTCATCATGAATTTCAAGTGTATCCTCGAAAGGATCATCATAATCTTCTTCAACATAACTATTTAGCGTTTTCATACCTCCACTCTTTTTATTATTAGAATGTTTAGCATGTTTACCAGATCGCTTACTGGCTTGCTCATCATCGAATTTCTTCGAATGATTATTCCAAGTCTTGCCCATTTTATAACTCTTTAACTTCTTCCAAGAAACTATTAAAAACTTTTTGAATTTTAATCTTATCGTATTTCACGAAACCTTTAGATTTTTCAATTCTACGTATATCGTTTTCCCAAAGTAATATCATTGACGAGTTAGTTTTCCAAGTATCAATCATAGGATGAAAGTCATCAATAATTCTGACTGTTTCAAGTGTTATCTGATTACCAAGGAATAATTTAAGTATACTACAATAACCTTTATTTGTCAAGTTAAAAATAAAATCTTCTTTAAATTTATTCTTGCAAGCATCCAATAAAATTTTATTGCAATCATCAGAGAAAATTTTAGTGATACTTTGCTTTCTGCGATTCCACTCAATCAAATTACTTTCTGCTTCTTCCATAGAATAAACTGCTGTATCACTACCATAAGCAAAGGTAGCCACATAATATTGTATCAAATCCTTATCAACAGGATATTTCCTTGCAAGTTTCTCGAACATTAAACGATCGTTCCTTGCATTAAATGCATCACGTGTTCCCTTTAGGTTACCACGATTTTTAAATACATCGAAATTGTCTTTGGTGAAATGGAGTTTGACAGCTATGTAATACTTATACGCTTTAAATCCGTCCACTTAGTTTCTTCCTACATTCTTCTTTTACTTTAGGTGGAATATCTGGAGAGATCTCTACCCAAGTACAATCATATCGAATAGTTCTGTTTTCTTGTTTTGCGAGAACATAAAAAAGCGACCCTATCATAATTACATATGCAACTGCTGGTATAACTAACCAGAAATACTTAAACATCCAGTTGTGCTTTCTTAGGGAGATAATTTAACTCTTGCATATTAAGAGCCACCTTTTCTTTTAAGGATTTATTGACTAACTTAGCAATATCCTGTGGCTCAAGATAGTTCTCTTTACAATATTCAAGAATAGCATCCATGTGCGTGATGCGTTTTTCATTGACAACTTGTTCAATGTAAAGAGAAAATTCGTTTGAAGTTTTAAACATTCTTAGCGTGTTTATTGAGGTAATAACTGGCTGTTCTAATAGCATGATTAAGTTCCGAATATTCTTTCGATTTAAGATTATAAAGTTTCCAGATATTAGTATCAGTTTTTTCGGGATCCATTTTGTTACCGAATTTATCCAGATACATACTAAAAAATTTGTCAAGTTTCATTTTGTCATTCAATAGGCTAATGTAAAGATCTTGAACATCCTTAACATCACCTGCATGACTTGCGGATACAATTTTATTCAATTTAGCGTTCATTATTTAGTCTTTCGTTGTATATGAGCAATAACTTCTTTCGCATCTTTATATCCAGACAACTCTACTGCTTGTTCTAGATAGTCTTGCGATTGATTAAAGAGTTTTTCACGTTGAATGCGAGCAAGTTCTACAATGTTCAATTCATAAAACTCTTGATCCGTAGAACCATCGTTATAAACATGTTCCCACGTTCCATCTTGCTTTAAACGAATCTTCATTAAGATCTTTTTGTCCATCAACCTCTCCTCATTTTAGCAATGTCAATCGCTTCCTGATCTGAAAAGATAGGAACAGCATTTGACTTATGCATAGTACCAATACCTTTGATCGCAGTACCAGTATACACCTTGTCAGGTGCTTTGGTGCATGGACCAGCAGTAAATGGAAGACTCGGAATCTTAGGTGTCTCACGACAAGCAGGTGTACCGAGTGAGTATACGTCACTGAGTGATTGCTCTTTTCTTGGAGCAACCTTCTTTGTGGCATACTTCTTTATCATGGCTTCCCATGATGCTTGCAACTCACGTTGCTTTGCATTTGGCTTACGTTTCTTGGATCGACCAAGACCAGTGTGAATAAGAATCATAATATAATTATACCCGAGTATTGAATTAATGTAAAGTTAAACTTTAGATATTTGGACGTCATACTTCACTCGGTCCATTTTATGGTCGTATACTGTCATTGTAGAAGCGATGCCAATTGCGTTGAACATATTTTCGAACAATTGTCTCACAACAGTATTCACTGAAACATTATCACCAACACCACGTTTGATAGCAGCACCAGTAGTATAAAAAGATACACCATTTACAATAACACGATATTTCATAACAGTTCCTTTTCAATCATCATAAGACTATTATACACCGAAACTGATTTATTGTAAACCCCCTAAAAAACTCGTATAAAATCAACGAGTTAGATAACCCCTTAACCTGTAGGGTTATTTTTTAGGAGTATTTCCCTGTCCGTGAGCCACTGCATAGGCTACGCACATAACGTCGCCACTGGAATATGCGCATTTTACTGCTACAGGGTCAATTCCTTTAACGATAGCAGATTCGATGTTCGACTTAATCGCCAATGTTTGATAATAATTGTAAAACGTTAAACAAATAATTCCTGTAATTATAATTAGCGTTGCACCAATAATAAATCCAAGTTTGTCTTTGTTGTTAGTTAATTCTGGCATATTTTCTCCCTTTACCAACTTCCATCATCAATAATAATCCTGACAGAAATAAACCCACAAACCAAGTATATACCTTTCATTTTTGGATTTAAATCATCAGGGTGCATGAACTCTGATCTAAATGACCAATGACATGGATTTAGAGCAAAGTTAACCCATACTCCTGAGTATTTTAAATAGTTAATTAATGTCTTTAACTGCATCGCACAATCCTAACTCTTTTGCTTCGGTTGCTGATAACCACATATCTTGTGGTGGTAATAGAACCTCACGAATCTTTTTCTCAGATAATCCAGTACATTTTTTATAATGACTAATCATACGTTTCGTGGTCAAATCAAATTCTTTCACTGTCGCAAATAACTCATGTTCTTTACCAAACGCACCCCACGAATATTGATGCGAAAGAATAGATGTATTTGGTGTAAGGATTCGGTTTCCTTTTTCACCAGCAATAAAAATCATTAGTCCAGCTGAAGCAATCTGACCAAGTCCGATTGTTCTAATTGGGATAGCTGAACCACGCATAGTATCAACTAATGCAAAAGCTGCATTCAAGTCACCACCTGGAGAAGTGATAACCATGTTCAATAAATCGGCACGATCTTCTTGGAAATTATTTTCAAATATCCACTCAACTGCTTGTTTACAAGTTGCCAATGTAACTTCTTCCATCAGCAAGAAAAACGAATGGCGTGAATGTTCTTCTTTTACCTGTAAATTTAATTTTTGCATCATATCAATCACCTTTAATCCCTGTAAAAAATGTGTCTACCGATTTTAGTAGTTTTCTCCAACTTCCATTTAGGGTTAACGTAGTCGGCATGGTAAAACTTTGCGCCATTAGTGTTGTCTGGCAAATTTTCATAGTTTGCGTATACATACAACGCAACTTCTAAATTATCTTTATAAACATTTTGGTTTATGTATTTTCTTGGCTCACAAAACCAAGAGAACTGACAAGTACTTTGTGTTTTTTGTTTTACAACTCCGCAAATGTCTTTTGGGAATCTTGGATCCTGTACACGATTTAATGTGACCATGGCAACAGCAACTTGGCCATCACGTGGCTCATATCCTGCTTCATAATAAATGTTTTCAGCCAAACAGTCTACCTGTTTTCTGGCATCACTGGTCAACTGACCATATTTGATATCGAGTATTGTATAACCCTTATCATAAAACGTAACAGCTGCTGTAACAGCTATCATTACTGCTATTGAAATGAATGTTACTCGGATTAATTTCATAAATCTCCTTAGTAAGTTAAAGAGTGTGCATGTGACTGCACACTCCAATCCCTATCAGGTGGACTTCTTAGTCTTTGTATCTACTGGGATGTTTGAAACGAAACCATTGAGAGCAGTTGCTTTCGCAATAATATCGGCTTCACTTGGATAAGATGGAAACCCAGGATGTTCTGGAATAGTTCCACCATTGATTTTAGCAGAGTCGACTTTTACATGCCAGTCGTTGCTAATTTGTTCACGCTTACCATAATATTCGTCATTAAGCATGTCTTTCGCCATTTTTAAAAGTTCTAGGCGAATCTCGAACGGGGTCATATTACTCATGTTTTACTCCTTTGTGTGTTTATGAGTTGTGTGTAATGATGGTTTTATTGGGATCCATCAACCCACTGTCTATTATTTAGGTATTACTTTTTTGCTGCATCAGCTGTCTTGTCGTCTTTCTTCTCTACTTTCTTAGGAGTAGGTTTCTCAGACTTAGGTGCTGGAGGACATTTACCTTGTTTGTCCTTAGTTACGCAGTTTGTTTCTTCTTTCTTTGCTTCTGGCTTCTTTGCAGGTTCAGCTGCAAACGAAACAGTTGCAAATGCCAACATTACTAATGCGATAATTGATTTCATGATAGTTCCTTAATAAAAGTTAATGATTTACTGCACATTAATGTCGTCACTTTTCTTGGTACAAGATATCAAGGATATCGGTTGCCAATTATGAGCAAAGACTTCACTAATTCGTGGTAGGTTATTCTGTTACGAGGAAACCTACCGAAACCCTAAGCAGTGTTTAGGCTGCTAATGCGAACTGTGCGTCGTTTGCGTTTACGTTTTTTACTTTTTACGACTCTCTGTGTCGTGCTGTCCACTCTGTTACTCATTGCCCTGTCGAAACCATGGCACCCCCACCTGAACATACTCAGCGTTTCGCTTTGCTACCGATAACTCGGTTCGGAATATGTTCAGGTGGAGGTGGTGGGAGTCGAACCCACGTCCAGAACACCTTTCTCATTGCTTCATACAGCAATTCTTACATTACACCATCTTGCGTTGACTTGATTAGTGTAACTTGTCCATTCGCACCAATAATAACTTTAAACATATCTCCTTCTTTCCAACCTTCAGGAAGTTTACGTTCTTCTAATATAATTATATTAGGTGCGATTTCAGCATTTAATAACATTATACCCTACTTTCTCATATTTGTCAAATATTTTTAATTTGTTTGTATTCTTGTCGCAATTTTACAAACTCGCCGATCCAATCATCTCTCTTTTCTTCAAAAATAAGTGGTTCGTGGTCATCAACACCCATTATAATAACCATACGTCCAACTGGTATCCCAGTTCTCTCTTCGAATGCAACAGCATACGCAGATGTTTGCATAAAATAACCAGTAATCCAGTCACGCTGTTTAACTTTCGAAGAAGTTTTAAAATCTATAACTGCAAGTTTACCATCATATTCTGCAATACAATCAACTGTTCCTGCAACTTCTAAATGGTCAGAATAAAGTGGATCTTCTAATGCATGTATGTTATTTATTTTATCGAGATACGGAACTAACCCTTTATATATTTCTTGATCGAATATATCTGGTTCAGTAGACTCTCCACGCAAATAGGATTCGCAGAGGGTATGTATTCTTGTTCCTCGAGTGGCTGCTCTGTTGGAGATTTTGTTTGCTGCTTCTTCTCCGACTTTCTTTCTCCACTCCATGATTGATTGTTTTGAGTGCAGTCCCGTAACTGTGGTGACGGAGGGATAGGCTCGACCCGATGGTGTTTTATATACTCTCGTACCATCGGGTTTTGTATCACGTTCAAGTTTGGGAAATTCATGATGTATAAATGTTTTCATTTCCAATATTTCGTATAATCTATTTCATTCCAATAATTTTCATTATTTCTATTAAAAAAGTTTTTAATTAGATACCAAGCCATGCCAAAGTATCCCATTTTATGAAACCTTCTACTATCCTGTCCAAAATAATGGTTGACTAATTTGAATTTCTTTACATCATACTTTTTTGATAAAAAGAAATCTTCGCTAGTGCCATATTTAGCAGGGAATCCACCATACTCTTCAAATTTATCTCTTCGTGTTAACATATAAGCACCAACCGCAAATGGTACCCAATGTTTCATCATATCATTGATAGCATTAAATATCATAAACCCAATTTGTGCTCTAATGTCACCATCGTAACATTTTGCATATAATCCAATCATGTCAAGATTATTATACTCTAATTCTTTAATAGTGTCAAATATAACTGTATCTTTAAAAAATCTTACATCACTATCAATGAATAGAATATATGGTGTAGTTGCAAGTTTCGCCCCATTATTTTTTGCAATAGAAACTGGTCCGCCATCGATAATCTCAACATTCAAATTACCTTTATTATTAGCAATAACTTCTCTTGTATTATCCGTAGAAGCATCTGCAATAATAATGCGAGTATTACCAATGTTTTGTTTCTTTAGATGGTCAAGTAAGTGAGAAATATAATTTTCTTCATTCTTACATGGAACAACTATTGTTATCTTTTCTTCTAACTTAATTTTTGACATTTACCTTCAATCTTAAATTGTTCAAACTTTAACCAATAAGTCATTGTTTGTAGAGTTTGTTCACACTGTTGTTGAGTTTGAAATTGTAAATTTATTCTTCCTGGAATGTCATTCGGGTTGTTTATGTGCACTGCTATCAACATCATTAACCACATTGTCATTCTCCTTGGTCCAAGTTACTATTTCCCAGCGACCATCATAATGCTCAACGAGTGCAGTACAAGATTCAACCCAATCACCATCGTTCATATAAACGACGCCATCAATTTCTTTTATTTCTGCGTGGTGGATATGCCCACATATAACACCATCAAAGCCACGTTTCTTGCAATACCCAGCAAGATTCTTTTCAAACTGAAACATAAAGTCAGATGCTTTCTTAACTTTATGTTTTAGATATTTACTCAGACTCCAATAACCAAATCCCAGTTTATGACGAACCCAATTAAATCTTGAATTCCATTCAAGTACGAAGTCATAAAGTTTATCTCCAAGAAACGCTAGCCAAGGAGCGAGACGAGTAATGCCATCAAACAAATCACCATGAGTTACAAGATAGCGTTTTCCATCTATACCAATATGTTCTGTTTGATTTATTATTTCAATCAGACCAAAAGAAAATCCATATGGAATCATCGGTCTTAAGAATTCATCATGATTTCCTGCTACATATACAACTCTTGTCCCACGTTTAGCATGACCAAGTATTCTTCTTACAACATTAGTGTGTGGTTGTTTCCATCTCCACTTATTTTGCTGTATTTTCCAAGCATCAATTATATCTCCTACAAGATATAAAGTTTCGCAAGTATTATGTTTAAGAAAATTATTTAATTTATTTGCTTGACAATCACGAGTACCTAAGTGGACATCACTTATGAATATCGTTTTGTATTTCATTATGTTAACAAATGAATAGCTTCGTTGTAATGTTTAATTCTATCATCAAGACCAATAAATCCACCATTAATCTTTCTTGTCATTGTCTTGATATCACCTGCGTCTGCTTCTTTATTTAATCCGTTTTTATTCCAGAACCAAATAGCTGACATTAATGCAAAATCACGATCTGCAGTAACCCAATCTGGATTTGCGAAAAGATTTTCCCAATCTTCAAACATATCCTTGGCAAACTGCATATAGTTAGATTTTCCTGTTAACTGAATTGGACCACGTCCACGATATTTCCAGCCATCGCCAGATTCTTCTGGTCCATTACCCATACGTCCACCATAAACTTTATTAGCAATCATTTCTGGCTTGCGTGCATATGGTGTTGCTGATTCAAGTGTAGGAAAATACTTCTTAAAAATACTGCATAAACCTTGTGCTGAGTAATTTAAGTTTTCTTCGAATACTGTCCAACCACCAGACTCATGTCCACACTGAGCAAGGAATGCTGCTACACGATGTGGTGTATTAATGTCATAAGTTGGGAATACGTTATTCATCGACTCAGCCCACGATGCTGGATCTTGAGCACGTGGGAATAAGTGTTTAAATTGTTCTGCTGTTATCATTTTTTGTCCTCGTGATCTTCGTACTTTAATTTAGCCAAAATATAATCTTTAACTAATGATGAACGAACGATATCATCTACAGTAAACTCAATGCGTGTAAATGATTTCATGTGCTGTGCAATATCAAAAAATTTCAAAATACCAGTAACATCGTTCTTTCGTTTATTTAGATCAGTCTGACGATAGTCACCACACCAAATAATCTTAGACATATGACCAACACGTGTCATAACTGTATCAATTTCTTCATATGTCAAGTTTTGCATCTCATCAACAATAATAATTGCATTATCGAAAGACATACCACGAATAAAAGACGTTGAAATAAACTGAATATATCCCTGTTCCTCTAAACGATCCCATGCATCTTTACGATCAAACAACTGATGACAAATTTGACGATACGGTTGTTCGTAAATATCCATCTTCTCGTTAACGTCGCCTGGAAGATGACCAATTTCTCGAGATTGAACCGCAGAACGAACTACAATAATTTTATTGAAGGGATTTGATTTATCAAGAACTTCTTCAATTGCTTTATAGAGAGCAATAAAAGTTTTACCAGTACCTGCTACTCCGTGTAATGCTATAAAATAATCGCCAGTTTTATATGCATCAAAAAATAATTTCTGATTATCAGTAAGTGGTTGAAAAGTTTTTAAATTATCTAAACGTAACTTTAACTGATTATTGGCAGTAGGTTTTGTTTCACGCTCGTCATAATGAATGTCTACCACTTTCTTTGCAGCTGATGTGCGAGCCATTAAAAATCCTTGTGGTTATAATTGTGAGGAAGTTTTACCTAAATCGTTGTGTGGATTTCTTTCGTTAATTTTTTGCAGTACCTCCTTGAACCCTGTATCCTTTTTAACAGATACATGATCGCCTGTAATTGCTGGTGCAGTTATAACTGATTGAATATGGGGATTGTCGTTGAGGAATTGCTCACGATCCGCAATTTTCAGAAATTTATCAAACTTCTCGTTAGTATTATTATCAATAAAAGTATATGTAGGCATAATTGTATTTAGCAAATCCAAGACGGAGTTGGACGATTTTTCCAAGAAAACATTCTTTGTTTATCGCCCAGATAATAATTTTTATATGACGAAACCGAATCTCCTGCTACCTTGTAATGATCTGGCATAGCTGGAGTCGGTTCAGTAAATGGTTTATCTTTAGGAATATTGTTTGGTGGATACTGTAAGTCGCCAAGCAACATAGAACACTTATGCACTTTACCATAACGATAATTATATTCCTTAATTAAATCACGGAACATATTGTATAACCATTGATAATTTTCAAGCGATTGTCTTACCCAAATAGCCGAAGGATGATTAATATGGGTAGCACTGTAAAGGACATCGTTGCGATGATCGCTAATAGTCCAAGTTTTTTTCTTACGCCCAGAAACCGAAGTAGTAATGGACTCGTGACCATCAAGGACACGATGAGCAGTAGATAGTAGTTGAGCATATTCGAGAATCATCTTTACGCAATGTTTATCAACGTGCATTTCTGCACAAATTTTTGTATCATGATGTAGATAAAATATATTCACTTGTTCCTCATTTGATGTTTGTATTCACGTTTCAACCAATACTTGTATTTACGGAAATATTCTTGCGCATTAGATTCTGGAATAGAAATTCCAAGTTCAACATATTCATCTTTATGTTTCATCCACATTTCTTGTAACCAGAATCTAAAGTTCATGTTAACATCCTAATCAATCCAATAAAGTCAATCGTCACCAGTAACATGTAGTTAGCCAACATCCCAAACGATTTCCTAGTATAAGCAGCCCAAGCATACATAGCGCAACCAGCAATCCAGATAGGATAAAGTATAAGTAATGGCGGAGTTGGAACAGTGAGAGCCATAGTGATACTACAGCCGATACTGATAGCCCAAGCGAGGATTTCAATAAAGAAACGAAATGGGTTAGAGTTCCAGTCATCTTTTATCCATCTGAAAGTGGTTGCAAATAAATCATTCATCCTAGTCTTAATCCGTTAAGTGCTCTGACTTGTAAAATTGTTGAATCAAGTAATGGAATTGTTGTTGCTGCACTAGTGTGCAAAATTCCGCGACCACCTGCTTTATCAAATGGTTCTACACATCCTACTGAATCATCAACTAAAATGTTTGGAACCGCAACCCCATAAGGGTTTGTTGCATACTTTGCTTTTTCTGCTTTCATACGAACGAAATTTGGTTTATAGTTGATGTTTCTTTCTTTCAACCAATGACTTTTTTGTTTACGAACTTCTTGTCCAACGAATGGATCAAATGTTCCCATCGATGTCAAAATTTCAATATCAACATCTTTGAGTGTTTTAACATGGTTCAGCAGTTGTTCTGCGTCTGGCATAAAATCAAGATCGTTAAAGATTTTATAATCCATTACAGCTTTGCGAAACTTTCTTCCATCAGCTGACATAGATTGAATCGCAGTATACGCTGTGTCAAAATCTGCTATCACGCCATCCATATCTAAATAAAGTTTAATATTCATGGTACTACCTTTTTTATTTTTTTACTTTTACAAATTGATGAAAGTTGGGTGGTTTCCAACCTTCGGGTTTTAAGATCTTACCATCTTCTCTTCGAATAACTTTACCAGTTAGTCTATCAATCTTGGCAAGATTAGATGCTGCACCCTCGTCCCAGATATTTTCACAATCCCAGCCACGTGAGTGCATGTAGCCAACAATAACCCAAATCATATCGAAGCAAGCATCGATCGTTTCTGCGTCGTCGTGGTCACGAAGTGCATCAATGTATTCACGATACTCTTCGTCAATTAAACTAGAGTAAAGATCTGCTTGATCGTAATTATCTTCTCCGATTTTTTGCCCAGCGGAACGCATAAAAACTTGCACATCAGTAAATACTTTACTCATCTGTTTCTCTCCGTATCATAAAAATAAGCTGAATGACCTACTTCTTTTTGATCGGGGTTGTATTTAGTGTCCGTAGGTGTTTCGAATTCTTCGTTATACCATTCTGGACCTGTTCCATAATATTCTTCATCAGGAACATAATCTAAATTGCCAGTTGGGTTATACCCACAACCACGAATAAACAAATCAACATGCTCTAGAACATTGTCTAAAGTGTCAACAAAAAATTCGTAATTCACTTTGGTGCCATCTGGCTTACCATAAAGATCCGTATGTTCTGCAATTAGTGTAAACTTAGGCATAATCTTGCTCCATCAATTTGATTTTATCTTTAAGTTCTTGATTTTCATCTTTGAGTCTTAGAACTTGCGCATAAAGAAATGCAACTGCTTCCTCGATCTCATTAGGACAAATCTTGTTATGAATATCCTCGATGTGTTGTTCAATCTGTTTTTGTGATTTCATCTTTCTTCCTCAAAGTCCAGCTTCCATTTTTATTATCAATCCATTCGAGGACATCACCCTCTTTCCATCCAACCTCAGCAAGCATATCATCAGAGAAAGGAAGCATTAGTTCTTTTGTTTCTGGATCTTCTTCTACAATAATTGTCCACTTACTCATAATGTATCTCCAACCAATTAGTTTCCTCGGGAAGAATCTCAATCAACACATTATTCTCTGCAGCGTTATTGATCATCCTCGAAAGAACACTATTACCATAACTACTAAGTCCATAGGATTCTCTATTACAATAATAGATTGATCCTGACGAACCATCAAATGAATATACAGTACCATCTAACATGGCTCTAGTAATTCCACTATTAAGTTTCCAAGAATCTGAACCTGCATATCCACCATACCAACTAGCAAATACTTTATGTATAGGTGGAGTATCAGATCCAGAGATTTTTACAACGACCCACTTGTCAGGAAAATATTGGCTCATACTAAACCTCCACAAATTTAAGTTGAAAACGATCTGCACGTTCTTCGTAGTCAATATAACCACGTGGATTACAAACAACACGACAATGCTTAATCATGTAGTCAAAGTCTTCATGAGTATGACCATGAGTCCACAATTTGATTCCTGGACGATCCATGATAAACTTATCCAACTGTGAGTTGTATGCACCATTCATCAGTGAATCGTGTTTATAGCGAGGATGCTCAGAACCTTTGCTTGGTGCATGATGCGTACAAACAACAACAGTCTTCGATAAAGGAGTATTATTGTATGTGTCTTCAATAAACTTCAACATGGCTTTGTGGTCTTGCACTACATCATGTGGAGACAAAGTTGCTTCACGAGTTTTAAACACATTCTTGTAACGCTGTTCGTATGGAAGAAGATTAAAGTCTTCATCACTCATACCTTCTGGTTTTTCTTTAGGTACAAATGTCTTGAAAGTAACCTCACGTAGACTATTCTTACATATTTGAAAGTCATTCATGCGACGAGACACATGATTCATAGTCATCTCATCTTCACCATTCATATCAGTCCACAAAGTGCCACCGATAAACACGTGGTCTTTATGTTCCCAGACTTCTTTGTCAAGAAAGTGAATGTTATCACCACATTGTTTCATGGCATCTCTCAGATAACTTGCAGAAGTAGCATAGTCACCATGATAATGCTCGTGATTCCCCATAATATAAACAACATGAGGGAAGTTCCGACTGCAAGCAGTAAAAAACTCAAGATAGCGATCAGTTTTAGCAGAAGAAAGAATGCTATCGGTGACACGAAGATCAACAGCAGTACAAATATCACCAGATAAAACAAGTACCTCAGCATTTTCTGTGTTTTCCAAATTTAACTGCCCAAACTCTAAATGGACATCTGAGCAAATTGCGATTTTCATTATTCACCACCAAAATATTTTATTAACAAATCCATTGCACGAATATATTTCATATTATTAACAACATCCTCAGGATGTAACCAATACCCATCTGGGTTCAGCTCATCTTTAGGATTAGCATGCCACTGATCCAATTCACTTTGCAAGTAAGTTCGAGAATCAATCAAACTTGCAAGAGTGACGCCATGTGCTACCTCATAGGGAATAGTCATTCCTCCAGTGGGAAACAGATTTTCGTTTTCGGTTTTAATGTTCATAATATAATTATACCTGAATATTGAATTAATGTAAAGAAATTTCTTTCTCGGTGACAGGGAGGACTGCTTCGTGTATCAGACGATTGAAGTCTTCTTTATTGCCAATAAACATATTCATCAGTGCCAGTCTTGCAAGAACAACGCTGGTCAAACTTAACATATTAATTCCATATCGAACCCCAAGATCGCCCAATACATCATCGATCTCATGGGATAACTTCTCTAGGTTTTCATCACTTATCATCTAATTTCTCCAATTTATCCATAAATTCTGCCAACTCTTTTTCATACTCTTCACCATCTTTTGGATCGTAGTCTTCCAAATACATGTTAATATACTGAATAGCTTCGATCGCTTCTTCTCGATTACACTCATACATAAGAATCAACTGAGTGATCAGTGCTTCGTCTTCATACTGTTTAAATTCCATCAGATCTTCATACTCAAGATCAATGGTGTGATCCATGTCATACCACAATGACAACTTACCATTGACATTATAAAATGCGTACCAACTACTATTACTCCAACGTGCGTAACTCATTACATCAAATCCTCATCATATTGCTCATTCATCCATTCTTCGTAGGAGTCCCCATCATCTAAAATATCATAGACTTCTTGAAGTGTTAACCCCAGTATTGCACAAATTGAAATTGGACGCAGTCCTTCTTGGAATAAATCCCAGACTTCGGTATACATATCCTCAGGTTCCCAGCGTCCAATCAATCCCATCTCAGTCTCCGTAGTGTCTCATTACATACATTGCAGAATCAATGAATTTGATGTTATCCGATATATCAACCTGCGAAAGAGTATCATTGCCAAGAGCATGCTGCATCAGCTCACGCTCTAAATTAGAACAATGTTTCTTAAGCGAAGCGAGCACGACAGTTTGTTCCTGACCCACGGACAACTTCAAATTCACTGACTTAGTATTATAATCATGCATTTTAAACCACCTTTGTCACTTTCCAACCACAGCCAAAATCGACTGTAAAACCAATTATACGCCAAAACCTTATAAAAGTAAAGGTTTATATTTTACTGTAATTTCTCCATGCGAGTCTTCATTTGTTGCAATAGGTCAAACATACGATCCACAGTTATGGTTCCTGCAACACCCATATCTACATCCACATTGACTTTCACTGGAATCTTGGCAACACAAAAGGAGTCCCGTACTCGATTAGATGCTTTATTACAATCTTCAAGCGAAGCGAAGGTATAACCCTCTGAAACTCCAACTGAAGTTACAATCATTAATGCGTATAGTGTATTCATTTAAATATACTCTTTACAAATGCATTGAGAATACAGCCAAGGAGTCCCGCAAGGAATCCTAGACCAATAATATACAAAAATACAATAATCAAATGATTTTCCATTATATAAAAAATTCCAAAGTAGAAGGAACATCCTTTTCATTGAGAACACTTAAAAGATTATCTGAAAACTCAGATTTTTTCAAATTGACCAAACCATAATTCTGATAAAGAATCTTATAAGAATCCTTTTGATCTTGCCAATGACCAAAGGAAATTCTCGGTGATTTAGCATCCAACCTTTCAAAGAGCAAACAGGAATCCTGACAAAGTTTAGTGTTAGTTTCCATTACATAGAGACATTTACCAGTGACATTATCAACTCCAATTGAATAAATCAATGGTCGTTCTGCCTTGAATAGATCACTCTTTCGAAGAGTTCCACTTCGATGTTCTGCAAAAGATCCCTCGCAATTCAATCTTTTAGAATTATTGATAGTCTCGGTTTTCATTTCCACTGGTTGTGAATTCTTATAACCATCCCATCCATGTATACTATAAGCATCTTCTATGCCAAAATAATACCGAACCAAAGACTCAACAAATTTACCACCGACTCCATGAGTGGTTAAAATGTCAATGGCCAATTCAATGGTCTGGTAATCTTTACCATATTCTTCCAATTCCTTGGATGAGAAAAAATAGTCAGAAACGATTGCCATATAAGATTTCATACTGTATTCTCCATAATAAAGAACTTCAATAATATAATTATACTACAATACTGAATTATTGTAAAGGAGTCCCGATTCTACCAGGAGTCCCTTAGTTATTACAGGAGTCCCTTAGTTATTACAGGAGTCCCGAGAATACTAGGAGTCCCTTAGTTAAAATTAGGGTCGGGGTTTAACTGAGCTATACAAAAGACCTAGGAGTCCCTGGAATCCCTTCGACTTACTTTTACCCCTACCCCCTATAGCATAAATTTATCCAAATATGCCAATGCTTTTTCACAATCGCAATCTTCAATTTCATCTGATTGCGCAAGTAAGACCATTTGTTCCAATGTATCTACTTCATTCATTGTATTTTCGTCTAGACTATTTCGCCAATTTTCATAGTCTTCCATGTCCTTCAGTTCCCACATGGTGTCCAATAGTTCTACTTGTTTCTTTGTAAGTCCACTAATAGTAATCATGCTGTAACTTTCTCGAATAGTTGTTTCACCTGCTCATATGTCTCTGTATCACCAGATTCATATACACGTTCCAATACATCCATCAATGCCATCTCCATGGTCATCATCTCATCTTCAGTCAGTGTAATTGTATGTTCAGTGTTAGTGCTCATTAGATACCCCCCCATTAGGCAGTCAACATGTAGGTAGCAAGGTCTTTCCAGTCGCTGTTTGCAGCACGTACCTTGGATACAGAGATCAGCGTACGTAGGGAAATTTCCTTACAGTCTTTGCTGATATCACGAATCAGACCCAACGCATCTTTAACGATGTTTTTATCGTACTCAGGGAGAAACTCGTCCATCATAGCGATCGTTTCCATACGCTCGATTTTCTGTTCAGTGGTCATGGTCAAATCAATCATCATTGAACGACTACGAATGGCTTGGTCAATCTTACCATCATCCATATTGGAGATGAAAATCACACGACCTTCGAAATTAAAGCTACGTGGAAGATCTTCGTCTTTCATGTCAGCATTCCAAGAGATGATACGCTTACCGTAAGAATCAAGAGCCGACTTCAACAGATTCAGTGCAACTGGGTCTTTTAACACAGAGTCACAGTCATCAAAAACGATGATGGATTTGTTGTTTTCAAAGAGGGTACGATACAAACCCTTAGGAGTAGAGTAACCCTTAACCATGGTGAAACATTTACGAGTGTTAATCACAGCACCAACTTGGAAGTCTGCAAGATCGCTAATGTCTTTGTAACCCTTAGTTTCAAGAGTTTTGGTCACAGTGTAGGTCTTACCCAGTCCACCTTCACCAGTGATAATGGCAGAGGGCTGAACACCATCAGCAACCATAGACACAAGTTTCTCCACGAACGAGAAACGCTGATTAATGTCAAATTTGGTAGACTTGGACTCTTCGATCTTGGTTTCACCCATAATCATAGAGTAGGGAGCTTTCACACCAGTGATTTTGCGATAGTGAAACTCGACAACTTCCTCAAGACCACGACCAGTTTTGCCAGTGGTAACCTTCTTGTCACCGAGAAAAATGACAGATTTGCCAGAACGATCGGTCTTAATGGAGATTTTCAGAGTATTCACGAGATTCCTTTCACATTTCATCATAAGACTATTATACGGCAGATCTGAATTGTTGTAAAGGACTTTTTTTAGAGCAAAAAGTCGTTTAAAATCAACGACTTAGAGCTCAAAATAACCCTTCAGACTAGAGGGTTAATAAAATTTACGCCAAAACTCGACTTCACCAGCCCGATTTTTCACAGGATCAACCCCAAATTCAACATTCAGCGATTCAAGAGGGGTTTCACCGAGGAATTTCACGACTTCACGGACAAATTTCGGTAAATCAGTCAAGAAAACATTAAAAGAATAGGTAGCAGTCAGCTCATCAGTAAATTTAACGACACAAATTTCAAACGGATTCACATTTTTCATAATAACTTTCTCCTTTATCAACCCTAACACCGTAATTCTACTACAATGTCAAATAAATGTAAAGAAATATTACTCTTGCAATTGCATTTTTACAACGATTAGTCTTTTTCGGTCCAGAGATCGCCAGAAGCCACGAATTGATTGGCTGGCAGAGAGGGAGACATGGGTGGAAGGTAGAGTTCATTGGGATCAGTGACCAATTCTTCTGTCTTGGGGAGGTTTTTGTTACGTGCAGTCAGTTGATTTCGAGTAAGAACTTCCCACTGACCAGGAGATCGTTCTCTTTCTGAGTGTTGCTTGGCTTGAGCATGAGACATATTGGCTTTCTGTGTCTCGGTAATAGTTCTACCACGATTAGAGCAGGACTTTGAGCAGTAGGGTCCACGCTTTTTATGCTGAGTAGAACAGTATGGGCAGGTCTTTTGTCTGTACGTCATAATAATTGCGGTAGTAGAACACCAGATTTACTTTTCGTCTCTTTCATTTTCTCTTCATCATGCTTTATTATCCACTGCAATGCTTCTCTAATTTCATGGAACCATTCTGACACTGCTTTATCCTCATTATCACACCAGCGATATTTCACTGGATTCTTACCATGTTCAAGAACCATTTTGTTCCTTGTAATACTTATACGTAATCACTTGCCACTGGAATTGTCTTGGATGATGCTCGAAGTTGACCAGCTTATCTCCATAGTGTTCTTCCAGTTCATTATAGAATTTCAGTACTTCTTCGTCTGTCATTCATGTCCTTTATCCAGCAATAATTGTATCATCTTACGCTCATGCTGTAAATCTGTAATTCTTTCACGGATGGCTTCATATTCTGGGTCAAGAGTACTCACTGATATCATGGCATCCAGATACATGTGTGCAGCTACATCAGTTAGTTTGGTTATTTCTGCTTCTACAAGTAATTTACGATCTTTTAACATTTTTCTTCCTATACAATATCTCTATTTGCTTTCCAATTATCCCATGGACATTTCTCTACTTTCCACTGTGAATTAACACTGGGACTTACACCATTCCACTCATAGGTATAATTACGTTTCTTTGCAAACTCTTGTTGTTTCTCGTGGGTGGATAGGGTATATCCTTTATCCGAATGCCAGTCTGCAACCTTGGACAGCTCCGCTTCGCTTAGAGAAATAGAACTATTATTAGTCATTGTTTTGTCCGTTGGAATGTCTATCACGTTGTTCATCTAAATCTTGGAATAATTTCTGTTCCTGTATGGTTAGTTCTTTCCATACTTTCCTTGGATTGGAACACATGGGACACTTTGGATTACCACAGTTCATTGGTGATTTCTTTGCAAGTCTATGGGGATTTTCTACAGGAACATGGTTCTGTTTGGCTATTCTGGTTTCTTTTAGAATATGGTTATGTTTCTGTTGTAGTCGCTTGGAATGCTTCAGTTTACTTTCTTCGTCCATGGGTCACCTCGCTTCGTTTGAAAAACTAATTTTCCAGTAATGTAACTTCTTGTTGTAGCCACCAAGTTTCAACTGCTTTCTTGGCGTAGTCCAGTTCGATGTAAGATCCAATGATTCTGTCCAAACCTTCGAAATAAACCTTTGCATTATAGATGGTATAGGATTGTCCTATTTTAAATACGTGGGCTTGAATCAGTCCAGTTTCCATGGAATAGTAGAAATGATTGGAATGTTCCGCTTCTCGCCATGCTCGATTCATTTGCTTTCCAGTTTGTTAATTCTCAGGGATAGATCTCTGGTTTCAGATATGGTTATATTATGAATCATTTGCAGTCTGTCGTGAATACGCTTGAGTTTGATGTATACCATGATGAATCCAAGGATTAGTACTGTGGCTGTGACACCCAGACCAGCGATTACACCAGTGACCCATGACCATAACGAACCGACTTCTGTGAGGATATTATTCAGCATGGAGTGATTGAAATTAGTCGTTTACCCAGTGAATTGGCGAAAGTGGTCGCATCTTGTTCAGTTTTGAATAACTTGACCAGAGCCACAGTGTGACGTTCATTGGTGTCTGGAATGTATTTTACTTTCCACATATTGTATCCTTTCGTTTAAGTGTTTAGTGCAAGTTTTTAAATAGATTGGCTTCTTATTTTTACCTTTGGCACCGAACTGCTGTGCAAAGCGATCACAACCCTTGTGTCTACAAAGTGGACGTTCCAGATAATCTGGTTTATTGAGTAGATCCGCCATAGACCTGTGACTCTAACTGTCTCACTCGATCGTTGGCTTGTTTCAATAACTCTTCGAGTTCTTTGATTCTATCAGCCATGGCTAGGATGGCTTGTGTTTCTTGTTCTTGCAATGTTTTCATTTTCTCCCTCTTGTGAATAATGACTTCAACCATTGGAATAGATTTAGGAATCGTTCCCAATGAGGTGGATGATGGGGACATCTACCTTGATTCCACTCACATTCTGGTTGATAGTAACGACCACAGACTTTGCAGCGATCCATGCCATCGGTTGGAAATGGTTTCATTTGCTTGCTTCCTCGATTTCTTTACGATACTTGGTCTGTAGACTGCGTACTGTATTGATTGACTTACCATAGAATTCCTCAGCTGATTCCTTTGGTATTCTCATACCTGATACTCTGAAGATTTCATCCGCTCCAATCTTGTTCTGAGCATCGTTCAGAATGATTGCAATAACCTTACGCTTGGCTGTAGTCATGGACTTTGGTGCCACTGTGATATTGAATACGTATGGTGCTTTGATTCCATTTTCTCCCAGTGTCTTTAACTTGGGATCTTGTGGTAGACGAACAGGACAGGATGCTGCGTATGCTTGTAGATTTGGATTTTTGGTCTTCATGGACTCATATGCTTCCCAACGATCGATGACCATGTTTATACCATTATTTCCTGCCATATTGACCAGTGCATCATTATTGGATTTAAAGACGATATAGCGAACTGGGAAACCAAACTTCTCACCCATGGCTAGTCCAGTTAGGTGAGCAGAGTTTCCGAACCCTACACCACCGACAGTGAGTTCCTTAATACTTTTGACTGGTCCATTGGTAATAACAGTCCAGCATGCGTCACCGATAGTATGGATAGGAATGTAATCTTCTTCCTTAATCAAACCCTTGTTTACGTTCTCAACGTATGCAGGTGCCATAATGGCCAGACTGTTTTCATCCATGGATTTCAGTGCAATAATCTGATTACCTCCAGGTTTGAATTCAAGGATAAATTTGTAGATGTTCTGAGACTTATTGGCTTCATCAATAATCTTGAACATTGCTGGCGTACCAGAATGCGTTGGACTGTATGGTGAGTAGATTCTCACTGTCTCTTGTGCATATACATTTAAACTGAATAATGCACCAAATAATAAACTAGCTAATTTCAACTTTTTCCTCTATATTATATGTATCAAGATCTAACCACATCAATGCTGTTTGACCACTTGGTATTTCAGGTGTGATAATCGTTACAGTTTTATATTCTTGCAATACTTGGTAATGTTTCCACCACAACCAATTACCTTTTATACGTGTAGGTATCCAAGCAAACCTGCGTATTACACGCAGGTCGTCTTTTTTCGGATCATCGCCACCAGTTTTAAACCACAACATTTATTTCTCACTTAATTAAATTATACTTGAAAATCACATTAATGTAAAATTGCAATATTATTTGGTTTAATCCAGTTTAACTTTTATTGCCAACTTTTTCCAGTAATCTATACCATTACTAAAAAACTTAGGCATATCTTCATAAGTTGTTTTCATTGGCTCACAGTAATCAACTGCATACGAATCAAGAACAGATTTTGATTTTGCTGCTTCGGTAAAAATTTGATGTAACTCTTTTCTTTTGGCTTCATCAAATTTACTTGTTGCAACTATTAAAATCTGGCTGGCATTCATTTGACCAAATACTGGTTGGAACCCTTGACTTGTTAGAGGTTTATATGTATTGACTTGTTTATTGCCAGTAATTCCAAGAATATTCACACGACGATCGCTATTAATATTATCTTTCGTCCACTGTTCAGATTGGCTAATGAATCCAGAATGCATATCGATTTGACCAGAAACCATTGCGAGCATAGAATCGTTCGATGATTTAAATGGAACTATTGTTAAGTTTGTATATTTCTCTTGGAGTGTAATAGCCACCAAGTGCGTCGTGGCACCTAAACCAGATACACCAATAGTCAAAGGTTTATCCTTAGGTACTTCGTTCCAAGATTTGTACTTAGATGACGCAATAGAGATAGGTGAGGTGCAATGATTCCACAAGGGAGAAAACTGACTAATATCGTAACTTTCATTTGGATATACTATAGGTCTAATAAAGAAAGCAGTTGAATGCGCAGCGATAGAGTTTGGTTCTCTTAGAACATGCTGTGCTGCAAGTGCACCACCTGCTCCTGGTTTGGTATCAAATAGAAACGTATACTTATTTTGAATTTTGTTTGCTTCCATTGCCAGAGCACGACTGTAATTTGCCAATGAATCGCTTGCTGTCCAACCATAATATATGGTAATGTTCTCACGTGCCATGACATTCATACTAAGTGCACATGCAATAATTGCTAATAATTTTTTCATAATTTCTCCAAGTTAAAAATAATAATTACCCACCACGTCCAGCTGCTTTGGTGATTGGTTGTTGTTTCGGTGCTGATGTCATGCGTTTAACTGCATCTTTCACAGCACGAGTGGCAGTCTTTTTATCCATACCATGTTGTTCTATTGCATTGTTGCGTGCTTTTTTCTTAGCCTTTTTCAATGCTTTTTTTGCTTCCCATTGTTCCTTGAATGTTAACATATTTTCCTTTATTTTTCGCAATAAAATGATACAAACCCAAGTCTGCTATTTATTATTTGAATATTAATAAATCCAACTTCCTGCAAAGTTTCAATATACCATTGAGCAGGTAAAGTGCTCATATATCCTTTGAGCATTTCTTCTTTCATTTTTATATATTCTTCAGTAATACCATTGGAACGCTTGAAGTCATAGTATAATTTTTTAATTGTTTCTGACTGTGTTGTTTTATCAGTCAGAATTAAAACTCCTGATCGATTCAAATTGTTGTATATATTTTGTATATACTCTTTTCTCTCATTGACAAAGTGTAGCGTCCAATTAGCTAGGACTACATCACAAGATAATTCTGGAAATGATGAGGAGATGACAACTTTGTCATGATGTTTTGATTTAGATTTCATTTGTTCGCTGGATTCAATACCAATTACATTATATCCAGCATTGGCAAATTTATCTAAAGTATATCCCAGTGCACTACCAACGTCAACTACTGTTGCACCCTTTTTAAATTTCTCATTTACTATCTGTAAACATAAGTCAACGACACGCTCGTAATCTGGAATATTTGTCAGTGCTTCTTGTTGAAATCTAGAAGCAACTCCTTCATCAAACTCCCAAATCTTTTGTTCTACAGCTTTAGGTTGAACTAAAGTAGCTTTTTCGTTTGTTATTCCATTCTTTATATTATTTTCAAGTGAATGCTTAACTGTTTTATTTCTCTTATACCTAATCATAAACCTATTGGGCATTCCGTCCATCGGTCTACGCTTTTCGTTTATAAAGATTTGATTATATGAGTCATGAGAGTTAATTATCTTTTCTGGATATACTCTTTCACCAAACTGAGCAAAGTCAAATTCGTGCATTACATGATTCAATGCATTTAATCCGATCGCAGATGTCCAACCTGTATATGGTTGATTGACATCTGGGCTTGCCATATTGTGATATCGAAATTGAATTTGAGGTATGATTGAGTCATCGATGTCTATAGTTTCTATTACAATCACATCAGAGCAACCATTGGATATGTTTCGCAGTAATGAAACGACATCGAAATAACCATGGATGATTCCAGCAGCTAAGACGATGTCGTATTTGTTTTTAGAATTTAATAAAAAGTTATTAATCTCTGCAGTATGAATTTCAAATTTATCATCAGACCAATACTTTGATAATAGTTTGGTAGAAGTGTCACAAAATTCTTCGTGTATATCGATGCCAGTATAATGTTTGGCACCATTGGATAGTGCCCAATGACCAAATGCACCAACACAGTGTCCAAGATCTAAAATGGTTTTATCTTTGATTAACCATTTTGGCAATAGAACAGCTGATCGTTTACTTAAAGATTCAACTGTAACTGGAACAGCTGCTCTTCCCTTTCTGGGATCATCATTGACAAATTCATTATAATCATCAAAAAACATTATTTTTCTCTAATCCTAAAGACAACAGCATACCGCATGTGTTCTGCCCATGGTGCGCAAGGTTTTGTTGTATGTAGCGTTCTACCATCATAAAGAATAACTCTACCTGCCATTGGTGTTACAATTTTAAATGGTTCTCCAACTGGGAAACCACGAGATTGTCCCAAACCTTTTTGAAATTGTTGGGTATCACTGGTAGTTTCATCATCAGAGAAAAATACATTCTCTGCCATCCAAGTAGGATACCACTGTAGGTTTGCAATATAAAGTAACGTGAAGTTTTTGGTCTCATTCATGTCGATGGTATCACGATGAACACCATGAGATCTTTTAATGGTTTCTTCTGGTTGCGCATTCACATAACAACGAGAGAATGGGTATTTAAGTGATTTATCTGCTATTCCTTCCTCATCGCCAGAAATAGAGAATCTGTTATCCAAATGCTTGTTAATAGTTTTCCAGAGTTTCCAAATAATTGGGTGACGAAACTCAACTTCATTATCTGAATTGCCAAACACACAACGATAAATATATTGATTGTTCACTGATGGAACTGTATCATCAAGATATTCTTTTTTGTTTTCGATAGGTTTGTAGTAGATAGCAGATCCAGGGTTTGGATAAGAGATATCCTTCCTCGTTCCGTGGAATGTTTGATTTTGAATGTATTCCCAAACAGACCATCGTAAGTCTTCTGGTACAATATCATCATATACATCAACATTATATTTTATCATTAAGCAACCCTTTTATTCGGTGCGATACTTTTATATCTGTCTGCAGCGTATGATGCAGCAAATGCTTTTGGTTTAACCATAGGAATAACATTACACATACCTTTGATATAACCAACAGCTTCATTTATTACACACGATGAACCATACATTTCATCTGGGTTAATGTCCAAATGAACCTGCACTTCTCTATCCTCTAAAACATCATGTAATTTATTATATAGTTCTGCGATTTTATAAACCTCATTCATTAATCGCATACGTGGTCTATCACGTTTCTGATCCCAGTCACGTTCACGTTGAACTTCACCAAAAATCTTACAGCCATTGTCACCATTAATATGAATAACAATAACTAAAGTATAATCTGCGTACCAATCTTTTCCAATCAAAAATCGCTCAGAATCACCACCGATATAAACTTTGGTCTCAGGACTCTGTGACTCGATAAAATCTTTAACTTCATTAATGTTGATTACACCCATATTATACCTTTTTATTTAAATGCCATCACAAATTAAACCCTCCGTCTAATTTTATGATGTTGCCGTTTAAAAATTTCATGTCATTAAAAATACTGTCAATAACTTCTGCTACATCATTACCATTAGGAATTCTTTTTAATGGTATCGATTCTTTATATGTGTTTACAATATTTGGTGGCATTCTTTGCCTGCCACTCGTTGGGTTTTCTAGTGTAGAAGGAGCAATAGCTAGAAATCTAACTGGTCCCAATGATTTAGCATAGCATTCTGTCATAATATTTACTGCTGATTTACAAGCAGAATAAGCTAAACTATTTGATCTAGATTTAAAACCAGCCATTGAGGAAAGATTGATAACGACACCAGTACGTTCTCTCAGCATAGGATAAAAATTATTAACTGTATTGAGTATACCTTTAACATTTACATCAAATGTTTTTTGTAACGTATCTTCAGTTGTTGATAGAGGAGAATCATTTGATTTACCATATGAAACACCAGCTGCATTGACCAATAGATCGCATCTACCAGCTTTATTCCTGACTTGAGCAGCTGCTATGCGCATCTCTTCATTGTTAGTCACTGATGCTTGAATATAGAAATGTTCTAGATTTGAATTGGGTAATTCATCACATAGTTTTTGTGCTAGTTCTGGTTTGCTGCGAACAATCAAAACGATTCTACACCCTTTACTGGCTAATCGTTTTGCTGTAGCTGAACCAACTTGACCAGCACCACCTGTTATAACTACAACTTTATTTTCCATTTTACTTCCTTTAATATGGAGCGGAGTGAGAGAATCGAACTCTCAACAACAGATTGGAAATCTGTAGTTTTACCATTAAACTAACCCCGCATTGGCATCCCGATAGGGACTCGAACCCCAACCAAGGATTTTGGAGATCCTTATGCTGCCATTACACCATCGAGATATTAACTCAAATAAATTTTTCTTGCTTCATCATAAGTGGCAATTTCACCACCAAGATCCTTGATTATTCTAACTGCTTTAGTGACCAACTCTGCATTGGTTTTTGCTAAAACACCCTTCTCTAGATATATATTGTCTTCCAATCCAACACGGACATGACCACCCAACAACCAAGTATTGGCTACGATCGGCATTTCTTCTCTACCGATACCAAACGCAGACCATAAACTATTTTCTGGCAACATCGATTGACAGTAGTTGACTGCTTCGTGTGTGCATTCAAATCCATACTTAACACCTAACGCAAATTGCCATAGAGGATTACCTTTAACCAATCCCTCTTTAACATATTCTCTTGCCAGCATAAAATCGCCTGAACCAAAAATCTCCAATTCAGGTTTAGTTCCTGCTTCTTGAATCAAATGCAGCATTTGTTTCACAATCTTCTTATGATTTAGACGAATACCATCACCAGCTTGATTCATTGTATTAAAATCTAATGAGCAAAGATCAGGTTTAATCATTTGAATATGTTTGACACGTTTTTCTGCAGAAAACACAGTAGTACCTTTACCAGCAATTTCAATTCTTTGTAAATCGGGAATAAAGAATCCACCTGGACCAGTAGTCAAATTAATAAGAACATCGTTGTTTTGTTTCTTAATTCTATCAACAACATCACGATAGTGATCCAATTCCATGCTAGGTCTACCAGTAATTACATCTCTAACATGAATATGAACAACAGCTGCGCCAGCTTCAGCTGCTTCTAGTGCAGATGTAGCGATTTCTTCTGGAGTGACAGGTAGATGTGGAGTTTGTTCTCTTGAAGTTACAGCACCTGTGACTGCACAAGTTAAAACTGTTTTATTATTTCGCATTAGTCATTTCCTTAAGTTTAGTTCTATCAATTTTTCCATTGTTGGTCAATGGAATTTCAGAAAGATAAAATTCTCGTGGAACTTTATATGCTTCTAATTTATCTAGCGCAAATTGTTTTAGATTCTCGATAGATATTTTACCTTTGGTTGAGACATAACAAACTGGTTTAAACAATTTAATATCATCTTCTTTTGGAACTACAACTGCAGTGATTACATTTGGAAACTGTTCTAGTAATGCTTCAATTTCATATGGATTGATCATGTTACCACCAGATTTAAAGCAATCATCTGCTCTACCGTGACAGTAATAAAAACCATTTTTATCTACAGTGAAATAATCGTTTGTATTGTAAAACCCATCTTCAGTTAAATTTTTGTTACTGTTCACATATCCATAAAACAACGATGGTGTTTTAATTTGCAAAACACCATCAACAATTCTATACTCTATACCATCAGCAGCATATCCTACACTCATATCTGGAGTTGGTAAAGACGGATGTTCTGCAAAAAGATTTGGACCTAACTCAGAAGTTCCATAATAGATTTTTACATAAGCATTTCGGAAAATTGATTTGAGTTTTTTAATAGTTGCTTCTCTAACGATAGAAGAACCGAGAGTAACGAATTTAACAGATGATAAATTTACACGCTCGAACATATTTTCATGCTTCAATAACATGTTCATAACTGCAGCAGGAGCAGAGATATCTGTAATTTGATATTTCTCTATGGAAGATATAATTTTAATAGGATCTACTTTATCAAACAAAACCAAAGTATTTTCTGAGTTTATCTGTTGATGTATGTTTGATAAAGCACTTGCATAATGCATCGATGTTGCAACTAAAAATTTTCTTGGCTTATCGTGTTTGACTTTATGCTTCTCAATAATCCAATATCTGTTTTTATGAGTATGTAAAACAGCTTTAGGTTTTCCTGTTGAACCAGAAGTAAACATACAGAATGCTAAATCAGTTTCATTAACTTCAACAGAATTATCACTAAAATCATTTAATTCACCAAGATAATTATCGCTCTGATTTACAATTAACTTGGGTTTAGTGATATCTAAAATATATTGTTTATCTTTAAAATTTGGATTCATCAACAAACAAACAGCACCAGCTTTCATTATACCATACATGTAAATGATTGCTTGTGTATTATTATTTGAATGTAGTGCTACAGAATCACCTTTATTGATTCCAATCTCAAGCAGTTTATTACAAACAGCATTAGAATAATCATCTAACTGTTTATGAGTAATTTTACTTTCTTGAGATTTGGTTAGATCAATTATGGCAACTCTGTCACTTCTACTTAAACATGTTCCGATATTTTTTGTCATATCATTATTTTTTGGTGCCCACAACATGATTCGAACACGTGACCTACTGATTACTAATCAGTTGCTCTACCAGCTGAGCTATGTGGGCAATTTTGGTGGAAGTAGTCGGGATCGAACCGACGACCTTTAGCTTGCAAAGCTACTGCTCTCCCAGCTGAGCTATACCCCCAAATTATTTTATCTACCTTGTCCTCTATACTTCTTATGATTCTTTTTAGACTTATTTAATGTACTTGTCTTACTTCCATTCTGACAAGTTTTCTTAATTACTCTATTATGTTTACTAACACTTCCTTTACCTGCCATAACTATCTCCTATATTATATTGGCTCCCCAGCGTGGGATCGAACCACGGACCAACAGATTAACAGTCTGCTGCTCTACCGCTGAGCTACTAGGGAATAAACTTTGGTGCCCCATGACAGAATCGAACTGCCATCCTCGGATTACAAAACCGATGTTCTACCATTTAACTAATAGGGCTAACTCTTATATATCTTGGTCGGAGTAGTAGGATTCGAACCTACGACCCTCTGGTCCCAAACCAGATGCGCTACCAGACTGCGCTATACTCCGTAATTCTGGTGGTGATGAGTGGGATCGAACCACTGACCTAATGCGTATGAAGCAATTGCTCTACCTACTAAGCTACATCACCATTGTTGAGAGTACTGTTGCATGTTTAAGCACGTGTTGCAAATTAGACGTTTAAGGTCATTCAGTTTCTGAACTTTGCCACCGCTCTCCTAATCGTATCGTTCACGTAGCATCAGCATTCTACTATTTCCCAGATATTGGGCTGACTTGATAAGGATGGTTATCTTCCATAACAGTTTGGATTGCTTACTCTTTCGCACAAACTCTCAACAATGGTGCCCCAAGAGAGACTCGAACTCTCACGCTTGCGCACTGGCTTCTAAGACCAGCGTGTCTACCAATTCCACCATCAGGGCATACATTTGGTTGCAGGTAGTGGTAACGCTCCACTCTCACTATGGCTTATGAGACCATGTGGGTCACTTGACCTACCTGCGTCAACTTGGCGATGCGTAGGGGACTCGAACCCCTGACCACTTGCGTGACAGGCAAGTATTCTAACCAACTGAACTAACGCACCTAAAATTTGGTGGAGATGGCTTGAGTCGAACAAGCAGTACCAGAGGTGGCTGATTTACAGTCAGCTGGGGTTACCAATTTTCCTACATCTCCATGATATTAGTTTAGCTGACGCACTATTTGCCATACCTCAACAGCTTTACTCGAGTTTACTGTTTATTGATATGGTTACGGAGAGTTGACGTTTACTCAATGGCTTACGTCAGCTAAACTAATACCATATTTGATTACACTGGGATAATCAGCAACAACCATCACTCGATGGTTAACCACGTAGTCGTCCTACGACTGGTCGCATCATACATTACGCTCCAACTTTATCCAGCGTGACCACCGTATCCGCTTACTGATTTCAGCTTCGTTTCCATCTTTCCTGATAACTTAATCACCCCACATCCGTCGATGCAGCCAAGTGTAAGTTATCCTACTGGTATTGGTAACCCAATATAATCAAATATGGTACTCGGTAGGGGAATCGAACCCCTCTTCCTGCCGTGAAAGGGCAGTGTCCTAACCGATAGACGAACCGAGCACTAAAGAATAATAATTATACACTACAACATATTATTTGTAAAGTATTATTTTATTGCAAAAACATGGAGTGGGTGACAGGACTCGAACCTGCATGAAACGGATTTGCAATCCGTCGCCTAACCATTCAGCAGCACACCCACATAA